CAGACAATCTAGAAGTTGCACAATGGATTAGAGACAATCTAGACTTTGACCAAGTCATCTCTGAGTTCTATGTAGATGGTGACCCAACGTCTGGTTGGATTCATTTATCCTACGTAAGTCCTGAAGCGAATCGTAATAGATGTTTGACCGCAACACGTGTGGACGGTAAAGTCCAATATAGTGTTGGACTGCCTGAGTGAAACATGTACAGAAACATGTACAGGTGTTTGCAATAGACCAGTTTGATAGTCTACAAGCAGAAGCATTATTACAAATACCTGTAAGTAACAAACCTGTCTATGGGGACTATGATGTTCATGGAGACCCTACGAAATGGGACTTCGATTCTAAATCATATTCCCTTGTTACCAAAAAATTAATTAAGGATGCAATAGAAAAATACTGTGAATCATGGGGATGTAATTCATATACATTAAATACTCTGTGGTATCATGTATATAATAAAGGTGGCAGTTATATGTCACACACCCACACCCTATCAAATATGACTGGTGTGGTACACTTGTTATTAGAAGATGAAAGAGACTATACTGATATAGTCGGTTATGAGGATTTATGGTGTACAGGAAAAATAAAAGAAGGTGAGGTTGTATTATTCCCATCAATGACACCACACAAATCAAATCCAGTTCATGGAAAGAAAATCATTATCGGTTTTAATTGGGACATGTATTCGGATATGCAAACATATAAGGTAGTACAGTGAATTTAATATTTCAATACATGATAACAAACGAGGAGACCGAGAAACGTTCTCCAGTTCCACAATATCCACAAGGTACTAGGTCAGAACTCTATCGTGTGACTGGGGATTTGTCTGCAAAATCGTTTCAAATCTATGCGGATAAGATTGGATGTAAACACCAATATTCCACTAAACAAGTATTCACCGAAGGTAAGACTGGGTCAACTGTGTTGCTCTATGAATGCCTACGTATCATCTATGACCCTCTTTACGAACAATTCGACAAGATTGCATTCATTGATACTGATATCATCTGTAACACCGAAGAGAACATCTTTGATGAAACTGGTGATTATGAGATTACAGGTGTTCTTGAATCTGAAATACGTACTGGTAAAGACGGTGGATACAATACTTGGGATTTCAGTAAGAAGACAAGAGATGCACTGGTAACCAAGTATAAGCGTAATGGTATCCCATGTGTCCCCACAGAACCACCATATCGTCCCTCTTGTATCACTACCTTCAATACTGGTGTAATGGTATGGACTAAAGAAGCACGTATGAAAGCACGTGAGAAGTTTGATGATTGGTACGAATACATGTCAGACGGTGACAAACACGGTGACCCGTTTTGGATTAACAATGACCAACCATGGTTATCTGGACAGATAATGAAACACGGATTAACGTGGCAAAGTATCGACCAGAAATGGAATGACACACCTACTCATTGGCCAGATGACAGAGGATTTGACATGAATTTCCTCCATTATACTGGGGGTGGTAATAAGGTTGTTATGTTAGAAGATTATAAAAAGGGTAAATTTAAGTACTTAAAAGCTTGACAAACCCAGTATTTCTTGTTATAATAACCACATGAAGAAAGAAATACAACTACAACATAAGGAAGAAGAAGTGCTAAGTCAGTACCATAAGGTAATATTAACAGACGCAGATGGTGTTCTCCTGAACTGGGGTTACGCATTTGACGTGTGGATGACCGAGAAAGGTTACACCGCCAAAAGTAAATTAGAATACAATGTCGGTACAATATACGACATTACCACAGCAGAATCAAGAAAACTGGTTAGAGAGTTCAACGAATCTGCCCATATGGGTTTTGTACCTCCGTTAAGAGATGCAATGCAGTATGTCAGAAAGTTACACGAAGAACACGGTTATGTGTTCCACTTGATTACTAGTATGAGTAAAGACGAGAACGCACAGAAACTAAGAACAATGAACATTAAGAAGTTGTTCGGTGAGACTGCATTCGTTAAATTCATCTATCTGGACACAGGTGCAGACAAGGATGAAGTCCTTGCACAATACAAAGGAACAGGTTATACTTGGGTTGAGGACAAAGTTGAAAACGCAATTGCGGGTGACAAACAAGGTCTTGACTCAATTGTCATGGAACATGGATACAACATGGACAACCAAGACTATCCCCTAATGAAAAACTGGAAAGATGTGTACGAATACCTTGTAGGTTAACGTATATATAACTACATGAAAAGATATGTAGGTTACTCCGAGTTTTATCATGATGCCGCACTCGCCATCGTTAATCCCGATGGTGAAGTTGCTTTCGCATCCCAATCAGAAAGATATAGTGGTTTTAAAATGGATGGTCATATCCATCCACCTATGTGGGAAATGGTTAATGAAGATGACCATGTTACCTTCTACGAAGACCTACAAGAACGCATGACAGTCATGGGTGGGTTTAGAACTTTCGGTGGTGCGACAAAATTACATAAACTTGTTGCTAAAGACTTAACAGATGGTGACGAAACCCTGTATAGGGCACACACCGCAGAATTTAGAAGACCCATTCACGCTATGGCATCCTATGATGATTTCAATAAACATCATGAAAGTCATGCAGCACTTGGATTCTTTACCCGACCATGGGAATCAAAAGAGGATACAGTAATTGTATCTGTCGATGGTTCGGGAGAAGTAGAATCTACTGTAATCTATGACCACAATTTCAAACCCCTCAAAGTTGTTAGATGGCCTCAGTCCTTGGGAACTCTCTATGGGATGGGTTGTGTTTCAATCAAATTAAAACCTTTAAGAGATGAATACATTCTTATGGGTCTTTCTGCATATGGTGAACCTCAAGATGATTTGTATCAAATCTTACACGATTGTTATTACTGGCATGACACACTGGAAGGACAAGCTGTTTGGGACAAGGTAGATTTTAAAGGTGAGTGTATAGCAGATAGTGAACTTGCACATAGAGATTTCCAGTTTGAGAAACAGTTTAGAAAATTGGTAAAAAGTAAATATACTAACAAAGACTCAGATGTCGCTGCAACAGTTCAGAAATTCTTTGAGACAGAGATTTTAAAGATTATGACCGAAGCACGACAGTATGGTTCTAAGTTAATCTTTACTGGTGGATGTGCTCAAAACGTTGTTGCAAACTCCTTGATACGTCCAATGTTTGATGAGATGCATATTCCAATCGCACCTAATGATGCGGGTAACGCTCTTGGTTGTGCCGCATACACATGGCACAAAGAGACAGGTGGTACACACTTAAAGTGGTCACCCTATCTAGGACACAATATTGAACGTGAGATAGACCCCAAAGAAGTTGCACAATATCTAGTAGACAATAAGGTATGTGGAGTTGCAAACGGACGTGCAGAGTACGGCCCTCGTGCGTTAGGTAATCGTTCTTTACTTGCAGATGTTCGTTTTGATGTCAAAGATACAGTTAACGAAATCAAACGTAGACATAAATACAGACCCTTTGCACCCGCTATACTATCAGAATATGCAGACGAATACTTTGAAGGTCATATGGGTGAGTATATGCAGTACACCGCTATTGCAAAACATGACTATAGTTCAGTATCTCATGTAGACGGTACTGCAAGAGTTCAACTTGTTAAACCAGACTGTGAGTCTGTATTGAGACAGATACTAGAAGAGTATTACAAATTAACGGGTGTTCCAATGTTACTAAATACATCATTGAACATAAGAAATAAACCCATGGTCAATACCGTAGAAGACGCTATTGAATGGGAAGAAAAATATAAAGTAAAGGTATTTTAAATGAGTGAAGAAGACGCAAAAATAATCGAAACTAAGGGATATCATCCCGCAGATTCAAATGGAGACGGTAAAGTTTCCGATGCAGAACAGGAAATGTATCTGGAGTTCAAACGTAAAGAACTTGATGACCAAGATGCAATGCGGGATGCACAACGTAATATGGCATGGTTTGCACTAGGTGGTATGTTGTTATATCCCTTTGCAGTAGTTCTTGCCAATCTAGTTGGACTAGACCAAGCGTCTAAGATTCTAGGTGATATGGCAGCGACATACTTTGTCTCTGTTGCAGCAATCGTTGCTGCATTCTTTGGTACTCAAGCGTATACCAAAAAATAATGGAAAAAGTCAGATGGAGAGGTACTTGGGGTGTTGGTGACTTTCAACATGCATTAAACGTTTGTCATAACTATTGTTTCGATAACAAGGTTAAGGTAAACTTGGAGATGCACTGGAGTCATGATGAGAATTACAAACCTCATCCAGATGACCCAGAAACAATCGTAGAACGAATGGAGTGGTTACACAATAAGTATCATAGACAAGATGATGTTGTTGTTACACATGTATTTAACTCCGACCTATTCCCCTCTGGTAATGTCAACCCTGATAAGTCAAAACCACGATTCTTCTTTGATTCAAATAAGTTTGACCCAACGAGTGCTCCACCAAATGATTGGATATTCAAACCTGAAGAGTTTGTAAAGAAGAGACCTAAGATAGTTATATGGACACCCGCATACAATAGTGAACCACCAAGAAATTGGAAAAAGTTCTTGACAATTGATGATTGGTCTGATATAATAAGCTTGTTGCGTTGGGAGGGGTGGATACTAGTGGAGCTAACTTATAGAACCCCTATCAAAGATGCATATAAACAGATACAAGAAGCAGACTTCATTGTCTGTTATGATGGTATGTGGCACTACATTGCAAGAAACTTTGGTAAACCAATGTACATTCCATCATGGGAAGGTATCACAGATTATAATACTCCTCAGTGTATAAGAAAACCAAGTAGAAAATCAACTATGGAATTCTTTGCAGATGGAGGAGAAAAGTTTCAACCCAATCTGTCTAAAATGAAGACTAAAGCAGACAGATATATAAGAATGTTAAAAGAAAAATATCATGAATAAAAAAGTACTACAAGTTGTAAATCTTTCACCAAGTGAGTCTTGGATAGAAAAACTAGTACACGTTCACCCAATGAAACAAATTACTTATGCATCTATACTACAAGTAGTTGTATTCTTCTTTATGTTATTTATGTTTAAAGTAATAGGTAGTTACGTATGAAAATAGATAGAGCAGTAATTGAAATTAATGGTGGGTGTAACTACTCATGTACTATGTGTCCACAGGATACACGTACTGGTGGAAGACATAAAGACTTTCTCAAGAAGATGGGACTAGAAGAGTTCGAGAAGAATGTTGCAGATTGTGCTCAACACGGACTAAGAGTAGTCAACCTAGAAGGTAGTGGAGAACCCACACTAAATAGAAACCTACCTGAATACATTAAGATTGTTAAGAAGTATGGTGCAAAGTGTTTCATGTTCTCTAATGGATTCCGTATGCACGGTAAGTTCATGGAAGATTGTGTTGATGCAGGATTAGACTTCTATCGATTCTCTTTTATTGGATACAGTCCTGAGAAGTATGATGAGTGGATGAATAATATTATTGGAGGAAACTTTAATCATATTGTAAAGAACATACGTGAAATGAAAGCATATGTAGATAAGACTGGTTCAGACTGTTCGGTTGCAACCTATCATCTCATTACTGATAATGACAATTTAGACTTTGAACTAAATGCATATAAAAAACTAGTAAATGACCTTGGTGTTAAAACTGAGATATGGAAGATGCATAACTGGTCTGGTGTCTATGACCCTAAACAAAATACACGTAATGGTGAAGAAAAGACATGTGGTAGACCGTTTAGTCCTGACGTTGTTATACGTGCAGGAGGTAGTGACGGTAAGAGAGGTGGTGTCGCACCTTGTTGTCAAGTACTAGGACAAGATGAGAAAGCAGTCCTTGGTCATACAAGTGAGAATACCATTGAAGAGATATGGAACGGGCCAGAGTACACCAAACTACGTGAAGACCACACCAACAAAACATATCCTGACTATTGTAAAACATGCGACTTTCTATTAGATGACCCTGAAGTATTAGTTTATACTAATCATGAACGTGACTTGATGAAGATGCATGGAACTGAGTTTGACTTAAATGATTTCAGATAATTTATGGATGATACAGATACCTGACCATAGGGTATCTCAACATTACGCAAATTTGTGTATCCCAAGTTGGGACTGTAATGTTAATCTATTTGATGCATATACTCCAAATCATATGCCAGACTATCTTGACTTCAATTTGATGTGGGGAAATAGACCTTTTAGTGAGAGTGAGAAAGCAGGATTCTATAGTCACCTAGAACTATGGAAAAAATGTTTTGAAGAAGACAAACCTATCGCAATCATCGAACACGATGTTGCACAACGTAAAAAGGATATGCCAATTATAGGTGATTTCTTTGCGTTTGCAGACTTTATTGATGAGGATGACTGGAAAAATTATTCTACCCGATTCAAGGGTCACCCTTACTGGGGAACAGACGAACCATTGTGTCCTGTAACTCATGCGTACTATATGACACCCGATGTTGCGGAGTCTATGTTCTATACAATATCAGAACAACAAATCAATAAGTTTGTGGACGATTACATGTGGGAGTTTATGGGTAAAGATAAAAGTAAAATAATGCGATACTCTAGACCTATATACACAGACTGTATCGGAGGAACAATGGTTCATGCGTAGATTAATATATCAAGTATCGGTAGGTAAACCTTCCAAACTATATGAACACTGTATTGATTCAGTCGCAAAGTATTGTGCGAAATATGACATCGAACACATTGTATTAACTCAACCCAAATTAAGAATTAAACCTGATATCTTTACCAGTGGACGTAGTGAAGCGTCCTATATGAAATACGGTGGGTATCTTCCTATCTTTGAAAAGGAGAATGCATTTGACTATCTTGATAGATTTGACCAAATTGCGATTGTGGATGCCGATATATACATCCGAACTGATGCAACAAACATATTTGATGATTTTGGTACTGACCACGCATTTGGTGCTGTAGCAGAACGTGAAATGGATATCCAAGACTGGTATGGTGGTAAGATTCAAAACTACTCCGCTATGCAGTATAGACACTTACATAGTGCGGGTCAAGGTGATTTCAAACCAACTAAATTAGGTTATGAGTTCTTTAACATGGGAATGATTCTCTTGAACTCCAAACTATTCAAACCATACCTCAAGGGACAAGACCCTCACAGTTTCCTAAACCGTATGGAATTTAAAGACTTTGTAGACGGAGTCGGTGCATATAAATGGAGTACTGACCAGACGTTACTAAACTATTTCCTGAAGAAGTATAAAATACCTACCAAACATATGGAAGGTAAATGGAATGGACTATTTGGTGCAATCAATAATGTAAAAGATTGTAACTTTGTACATTTCTTTCTAAAGGATAAACTCCCTGACGGTGGAGAAAATGTTGAACAGTTAATGAATCAAATCGTATAAATACTATAGACAATACCGTCAAAACTTATATTAATAGAGTGATAGGAGAAACAATATGTTAACCCCACAAGAATTTGTGAAGAAAATTCGCAACGAAAACCAACCACTATTCGAAGCATCCAAGATGAATACTAAGGCGTATTTTGAAGGTGACCTTCCTGAAGAGGAAATGGTTAATCATTTCATTGGTCGTATGGTCAATGAACGTATGAACATGTCTGAGATTTGTGATGCAATCGCAAGAGCACCCGATGACGCAGACCCTAGAGAGTTAGAACTTCTAACTAAACAAGCAGCAGATGAAGCAAAACATTACCGTATGGTTCGAGAAGTAATTGAACACATCAAAGGTGAAAAGATTGATGTAGTCAATGCACTTGTATCAGAAAGAAAGGCAAACACCGCAAAAGGTGCTGCACTTCTAGAAAAATATGATGCACAAGAAGATGAGGCAGTCCTTGCCGCATACCAACTTGTTGCAGAAGGACGTGCGGAAGCAGTCTGGAATCAGATGGCAGACACTATCGAAGATGACTTTATCTCTTCTCGTTATCGTGAGATTGCGAAAGACGAAGGTTTCCACAGTGCAATCGGTGGATACTCGTTACGTAAACTTGCTACAGACGAAAAGACTCAAAGTCGTGTCCAACGTGTTGTTGACGCAATGCGTAAAGACCTATTTGAAATCTCTTGTAGAAATCAAGTTGAAGCACAGGGTTCGAGAGAACTTGTAAACGCTGCTTACGGTTGGTAGATGAAAATAGGACTCACTCAAAGAGTCCTCACGCACAATAAACAAGTTCATGATTCTTTAGACCATAACTGGTATAGGTTACTAAAGGGTCATGAACTCGTTCCAATCCCAAATCGTGATGACTTAGATTATGAATCTCTTGCAGAATCTCTAGACCTCCTTGTTATTACAGGTGGAGGAAACGAGCGTATCCGTATCACTACAGAAGTATCCATTGCAACAGAAATGTCTAAGTTGGGTAAACCTATACTTGGTATATGTCATGGTGCATTTTTACTTACCGAAATACTTGGTGGTAAAACAAGGACGGGTAAAGAGAATCATTATGATACCGAACACTTGGTATACTGGCAGAAAAAACCCCACATGGTAAATAGTTTTCACACTATTGCTATTGACAAAGTACCACCAAATAGTGTATCATTGTGTATAGACATAGATGGTGATTGTGAGTCTTGGATAAAGGATAATATTTGTGCAATCGTGTGGCATCCTGAGAGGATGACCATACCCTATATACCTACAGAGATAAAAGAGATTACAAGATTATGAAGGGAATGTTAAATATAGAAAACGGTGAGACCTATAAGGTTCGTGACGTATGGAGTTATGACGTTACTGTTTCAAAGGATTCAGTTCAATACCTTGGAGATGAGTTTGAAGGAACAAGTTATCTAATGGGTAAGAATTGTGATATCGATGTGAAAGAAGGATACACCATTCACCGTGGTGATTTTGCAGGACAGATAGGAAAAGAGTTTCTAGTATCTGGCGAGACGTTTGCTCATATAAAATTCTATGGACTATCCATGAATGATGACCGACTGTTTATACCTCATGGTCTACCGAAGGGTAATCTATCCTATATGGATGGTGGTACAAATACTACCGCAGTAAATCCAGGCAGACTAGGATTACCTGTTATCAACTATGTCCATTTCCCAGCAGGGATGAAACAAACCCTACACACCCATCCAAGTCAACGTATTGGTCTTATCCTTTCTGGTAAAGGTGAGATTGAACTTGATAATGGTGTAATGTTTCCTATCAAAGCAGGGGACTGTTGGGTGATGGATAGAAATGTATTACACAACTTCATGTGTAATAAAGGCGAAGATGTAACATTATTTGTGTTCAGTCCTGACTCTGGTACAGGGCCGACAGATGAAATTAACCCATTGAAGGTGCGAACTTATGTCGGACAAACAAGAGTCTAAGAAACTACTCATAATTACAGGGCCGCAAGGTTCTGGAAATCATCTATTCAGTAAAGTGTTTAGTTATCATCCCGATGTAAAGGGATGGGACTTTGGTGGAGAGTACTGGATACCATCTGACGAAGAACCCTTTGCAGGATGTTGGATTGAACCAGACAAAACAAAGAGTATGTTGACCAAAGACTATATGGTCGCAAACGTTAGTGTACCATTTGTCTTTGATGGTGTCAAACAAATTCCTCAGATACAAGAGGTTGTCTACGAAGCACAAGATGCGGGTTACGAAGTAAAGGTCTGTATTGTAACAAGAGACCGAACCATTAACGAAGAACAACAACTCAGAGTCCGTAAGGAAGTAACCCTACCTACTGCATTGCAGTACTACTACAACCTAGATGCGACTATAGAATTCATATCACACGAATCACTCTACCTTTATGGTGGTGCATATCTGAAATGGTTAAGTAAAGTTCTTGACTTTCCGATTGCATATAGTGACGAACGACTATTGAAAGATATCAAAGAGAACCAGAATGCGAAGTATGTGAAACACGTAGAGGAACACTGGTTGGATGAACACGTATGGAATGGGATAAGACCAAAAAATGAAAGGTAAGTATTTATTAATGACAGGAGCGCCAGGCAGTCGATGGTCTGGAGTTGCAAATAGGATTCATGAATCCGTTGACTTTGACCATAGTGATGATACCGAAGAAAGGTCATTCTCACACCACAATGGTTTGATACATGGGGGTGCATACTTTGACCCTATGATGGAATTTGATAATGACTTTGGGTCATGGGACAAACCATTTAGTGGAGAAGACACTCATGGTATCCGACTAATCAAATCTCATACCTTTGCATATCAACTGAACTCCTTAAAAGAACATCCTATTGTTATGGTACTAAGGAACGACTACGAGTGTTTGTCTTGGTGGTTGGAGTGTGGTGGTTTTGATATTCCGTATCCCAACTATGCGTGGTACAAAAATCAAGACGAAATGTTTACACAGATACAGTTACAGAACAAAGCAATTAACAGATTTATATATAAGAACAGAGACAAAGTTGTCAAGTGTAAAACTAATTGGGGGGTATTAGAAGAGTTAGGACTAGACTCTTCGGTAGCTTGTGATGGATACAGTAAAAAGGATGTGACCGTATATGTCTACCAACCCTAAAGCAATGACTGCCGAAACAAGACAGTGGTTGAAAGACTACTTTACATACGACTGGCCAAGTTCACGCACTGCGGGACTTGATAGATATTATTGGACGGGGTTTAAATTAATTGAAGAAATCAGAGAAGGGGAATCAGTTCTGGATGTTGGTTGTGGTGTCAATCCTCTTAAGCGTCACATTACCAATCTTCATGGAATTGATATCACAGACATAGGTTCTGACGAACAGGTTGCAATTGAATATTTTAAGACCGAAGAGAAGTATGATGTTGCGTTTGCATTGGGTAGTATCAACTTTGGTAGTTACGATACAATCAGAGACCAGACCGAATCAATGGTCAATGCATTGAAACAGAAGTCTCGTATCTATTGGAGATGTAATCCCGCACACCGTGACCATGGTAATGACAAAGTAAAGGATGTGCCATTCTTTCATTGGAGACTGGAACACCACCTCTTGTTATCAAAACGTTTTGGATACGAAGTAACAGAATTTATGCCTGACTTGAATCGTTATTATGTCAAGTGGGAAAGAGAATGATTAAGATGTTCGTCCACATCCCCAAGAATGGTGGGATGACAATAAGAAAGAATAAACAAATTCGTCAAAAGGTATTACTTTCTGGGCCAGACAACCTAAAGAATGCGGAGTATGTACAAGGTCTTACAAAGAAAATGCATGACACCAAAGACCACGCAGGGTACGAACACGGACGTTGGAGAGACTGGCGACAAGACGTAAGGGACACATATCAAGCAGTTGCAATCGTTCGTAATCCTTGGGACAGAGTATGTTCTCGTTACATGTTTGCAAAGAAAGTCATGGAATTTGAAGGGACACAACCAGAAGATTATGCAGATACTTCATCCTTCGAGGCATTCCTAGAGGAACGTCATAAGTGGGGTGGTCAAGAGTATATGTGGCATCGTGCAATTCGTGGATGGTATCCTGCATACGACCATGTGTCAGACGAAGAAGGAAACAACCGATGTCACATCTTACGGTTTGAGAACTACAACGAAGACGTGAGGACATACTTCGGTCTACTGAGTAACCCAGACCCTCGCAATATTACACGTGTACCTAATGACAGAGGCAAGACAGGATTCGGTACTTCTTATAAGGATATATACACTAAAGAGACTATTCAGATAATTGCTGACTGGTATCAAAAAGACATCGACTATTGGGGATTTGACTTCGATACGGGTGCAACAAGGAACTATTGGAATGCTACAACAACTATTTGACAAGTACCAATGTGATAAAGGTACAGAAAAACATCACTACTATAAAGAATACGAACCCTATTTTGAGTCCGTAAGAAACGACCCTATTAATATTCTTGAGATTGGAACATACAAGGCAGCGTCTACCCAAGCGTTTCATGAATACTTTCCTAATGGAACAATCTATACGATTGATATATTTGCAAGGACAAACCCAAAAGACTTAAACATATTAAAGAGTGGTAGAGTTGAATGGTTAAAATGGGATTCTACAGATGCGTCTCTTGGTAAAAAGATAAAAGAACAATGGGGTGACGTAAAGTTTGACTTCATTATTGATGATGGTGCTCATTGGCCAGAAGCAAATCGATTGACCCTTGAAAACTGTATACCATTTATGAAAGAAGACGGAACATATTTTGTTGAAGATGTGTGGCCGATGCACAAGATGAGTCAAGCAGAATTATCGAACCCTTGGTTGGTTAGATTATCTGAAAGATATGACATGTTAAAACACATGAGGTTTATGACTGCACTGGATAGTTATAACACAACACACTATGACCGCAGAAAAGAAACTAAATGCGGTGATACATACATTATAGCAATTAACAATTAGTAGGTAAATGATGATTAAATTAGTCTTATTCGATTTAGACGGTGTCCTTGTTGATACTAAGAAAATTCACTTTGATGCACTGAATGTGGCATTGGAGCATAATGACTATCTTCCGATAACAATGAACGAACATCTTCTGAGGTTCGATGGATTATCAACTGACCAGAAATTGGACATGTTAGGTATTCCTAGTAAGGAACAAAGGTTGATTCAGACTCGTAAACAAGCACATACTTATATGGCAATGAATACGATTAAACCAAATTATGATATCATAGAGTTGTTGGAACTACTTAAAGAAGAAGGATATAAGATTGGTGTATGTTCGAACGCAATAGAAAAGACCGTAGAGAACTGTATTGGTCAATTGGGTATTGAACAGTGGTTAGATATCACGTTGAGTAGTTGGGATGTTGAGAACAACAAACCCCATCCAGAGATTTACTGGAAAGCAATGTCTAAGATGGGAGTCTATCCAGACGAAACTGTTATTATAGAAGATTCTCCGACAGGACTTACCGCTGCATATCGTTCTGGTGCAAATGTTGTTAGAGTAGATTCTCCCGATGACACTAACATCTCATTGTTTGATAAGATACTGGGTGCTGATGTTGCCACCGCCCCTAAGTGGAAAGACGAGAACCTGAACGTTCTCATTCCTATGGCGGGTGCGGGTAGTCGTTTTCAAAAAGCAGGATACACTTTTCCCAAACCATTGATTGATGTAAACGGAAAACCTATGATTCAACATGTAGTTGATAATCTAGGTATTGATGCAAACTACATTTTTATTGTACAGAAAGAACATCGTGAGAAGTATAACCTAGATTCTATGTTAGACTTGATTGTACCCAACTGTACTATTGTAGAAGTAGATGGTGTTACCGAAGGTGCGGCATGTACCACACTACTCGCAGAAGAATTCATTAACAATGACCAACCATTATTCATTGCAAACTCTGACCAGTATGTAGAATGGAACTCTTTGGACTTTATGTATAAGATGAGAGAGACCAACGCAGACGGTGGTATTGTTACTTTCAAATCAACACACCCTAAGTGGAGTTATGCAAAAACCAACTCTCAAGGTCATGTTACTAGAGTTGCAGAAAAGAATCCGATAAGTGCTAACGCAACCGTGGGATTCTATTACTGGAAACATGGTAAGGACTATGTCGAGTATACAAAAGAAATGATTGACAAAGATATCAGAGTGAACGATGAGTTCTATGTGTGTCCAGTATTCAATCAAGCAATTGCAGATAACAAAAAGATACGTACTTACGAAGCAGATGAAATGTGGGGATTAGGTACACCCGAAGACTTGGAAAGATATCTATTGGGTTTCTAAATGAAAGTTGCTTTATGTATATCGGGAAGATGGAACGAATATTGCCACTCTAAGTGGGTAGACCGTTCCAAACGACTTCTTCCCTTTGATGAGATATTTACTGGGACATGGGAAGGTCAAGACGTTGTTGTTGATTATTACTTCCCTGAACCTAAGAATGAATATCATCCAGTCTTTGACACTGAACCATATCCCGATGACGCATCCACCCTCAGACGTGAAGTCTTTCCTCGTTTAATCGAGAAAGATATGCATATGGACGAAAATGCTTACCGTGACCCCGCATCTAGTCAGTTAAAACATGCGTATGCATCCGCTAACTGGCACAAACAGATTCTCATACACAATGAGATGATGAAGACAATACCTGAAGAGTACGATATGATTATTCGTACAAGGTTTGATGTGATTGTATCTGACCAAATTGATTGGAAAGAAATCATAGAAGACTCGTACAAGAGAATGATTCCGAAAGGATACAACTGTATGAACTACTATGGTAATCACGACTTTAACAAAGTGAAACACACGGATAGTGAGACTACCTATTATATCAACGATGCAATGATAGTACACCCCAGAGATTGTTGGGACACAGATTTGGTAGATTCTTTGTATAAGAACAAGCAATTGAAGAGTGCGGAAGAAGGATGGTATCAAATATTATCTGAACCGTTTGGATTCTATCATGAGAGTTATCATGGTGGATGTTATCTATCTGAGAGATGGGAGTATGTAAGAGATGTTGATGAAAGCCTTCATAATTAGTATGGTAAACAATCACGAGTCCACTGTTGCGACTCGTATGGTTATTGAATCTATAAAGAAAACTGGAACAAAACTAGAACCAATCATCTTACCCGCTACCACACCAAACACTATCGGTGAAGGAATAGACCAGTTGAATATGAGTGGGATTGCGTGGACATATCCCCTAGACGAACACCAAGATGGTCTTGATATGAAAACAGGACTACGTCTCACTCATTACAAGACTGCAAATCATGAAAATAGAGTTGCTTGTATGATATCTCATATGAGGTGTTGGCAGAAATCCCTCGACCTCAATGAGACTATCGTTGTACTAGAACACGATGCATTGTTTACAGATTCTCTTTTGCCAAAAGACTTGACTTCTGAATGGAAGGGTGGTATAATAGGTCTTAATGACCCCAGAGGTGCAACCAGAAGGTCTCAAGACTTTCACAGAAAGGTATCATCTAAGGTTGGATTACAATCCGTACCATATGTAGATGATTGGGATGTACCACAGGGACTTGCGGGTAACTCTGCATATATGATATCACCAAAAGCAGCAAAAAAGTTGCTTAACAAAGTAAAAGAAATAGGTATGTGGCCTAACGATGCATTGATGTGTAAACAGATGTTTCCATGGTTAGAGGTGGTATATCCCTACTACACAACTATACAGAAAGGGTTGACTTCAACCACAACACAATAATGGAAATACAACCAGTATCATCAATACCTAAAGTATCAGCACGTTCGTTCACTGTTGAACAAGTGCATAAACTTTCGGATGGAAATTATAAGATTCAAAGTACGACTTATTATGTTACTACATATGACAGTAAGGGAAGATTATCCACAACAACAAACAATAGTACAATGAGTTATATTATATGAAAGCATATGTTATTACAATAAGAGGAAATATAAATTCTGTTCAAGCAGCGAACAAGTGTATTGATTCTGGTAAACTTCATGGACTAAAGATTGAGAAGTTCTCTGCAATCACCCCCGCAGACAATCCTGTAGAACTACTAAAAACAAGAGGTATATCCCCAATACAATTTGATGAGAAATATTCTCGTAATGAAAATTGTATCGCAGCGTTCTTATCTCACTATGCGTTGTGGGAAGCGTGTTCGAAAGGTACGGAGAACTTTGTTATCTTTGAACATGACGCAATCATGGTAGACAGAATTCCCCCCGCATTACCTAACTATGTAATGAATCTTGGACACCCATCATATGGTAAGTGGAACACCCCCGCACAACTAGGTATTAATCCACTAACAACAAAGAGATATTTTCCTGGCGCTCATGCATACATGGTTACTCCCCAAGGCGGAAGACTGTTGGTAGAGAATGCACCTATGTATGCAAAACCAACCGATGTGTATCTAAACATAGACACTTTCCCTTGGTTACAGGAGTGGTATCCCTTTATTGCAGAGGCACGAGACACATTCACCACAATACAAGTAGAAGCAGGGTGTCGTGCAAAACACAATTGGAAAGAGGGTTATGAAATCATCGATGCTTAAAGTCTTCCTAACAGGTTGTGATAATAACACTGAGTGGCAGTTGCCTTGGTTTGTTCACAACTATCGTAAACACAATACAACCCCTCTAGTACTTGCAGACTTTGGTATGTCTAAAGAAGCACGTACCATTGCAGAAGAGTCATTTGATTTAATAATAACAGTGAAGAGTGAAGCACAGGGATGGTTTAAGAAACCTCGTGCAATTTTAGATGCAACTAAGTTAGACGGTGTAAAGAAAGTCTGTTGGTTGGATACTGACTGTGAAATTACCGCAGACATATCACCAATATTTAACCTATCAGAATACGGTAAGTTGGGTATGGTGAAAGATAGACCTTGGAGTACACGTAGAAGTGAACTTGGGAGTTGGTATAACTCTGGAGTTGTTCTGGTAGAAAACACTCCAAATATTCTGAAGATGTGGGCAGACGAATGTATTCGTAACCCCGTTCAAGGAGACCAAGAAGTTCTTTATATAATGATGGGAGGGGATGAGATTACAAAAATGTCGTATATTAAACCTTTACCTCACACGTACAATACGTTACGTTTAGACTATATAGATAACATAGAAGTAAAAAATCCCAAGATTATCCATCATACTGGAAGTAAAGGGAACGAAGTAATAAGGAGACAGATAGATGAATTATCTACTTAACGCATTAATCAAAAGACTTGAGGGCGACATCGCCATTGCAAAAGCAAACGTTAATGTGTACATGAAAAACAGTGCGGGGATTGGAGAACATCCAGACATCGTAGAATCAATAGAAACGCAAATCAGTAAGATTGCGGAAGCGGAAGATAAAATAAACGCTATTAATACCCATTTTGGGATTGGAAAATAAAATGTATGAATATAGATGTAAGGTAGTCAGAGTTGTAGACGGTGACACGGTAGACGTGGATGTCGATTTAGGATTTGGTGTGTGGTTAAAAAAAGAACGTGTACGTCTTTTAGGAATTGATACCCCAGAATCTAGGACACGTGACAAGGTAGAAAAACAATATGGACTAGCTGCAAAAGCATTTCTTAAACAAGTTCTAGGAACTAGTCCTATTCTTAAAACAACAAAGGATGGTAAGGGTAAGTTCGGACGTATCCTTGGTGAGTTTATTGTTGAGATTGAAAACAATAGAATTAATATAAATCAATATTTAGTTGACAATCATCACGCAGTAGAGTATAATGGACAGTCTAAAGATTCCATTAAAGAACAACACTTAGTAAACAGAGAACTAGTACAACTATGAAGGTCTTACATAACAACGTCCTTGTGACAAATGCAGAAGTTGAAGAGAAGACTGCGGGTGGTATTATCCTATCGGGTGATATCTCTACAGGTAATAAACCCGCAATAGTTATTGCGGTTGGTGAGAGTGTAACAAACGTTTTACCTAAACAAAAGGTTTATCTAGATTGGCCAAAAGCAATGGCAGTTGAAATTGATGGACTAAAGTGTGCAGTGATTGATGAAATACACATCAAACTAATTATAGAATAGAGTAATATAATGAGAGTAAATGTCTTAGGTAATGGAGACAATGCGGGATTGTTCCAACGTGGTACTAAGGGTAAGTTACTAATATGTAATATGCCTCCGTTTGAGATTCCTCGTAGTGAGGTTTACGGAACTTGTATGGTGGACTTCAAGATGATGAAGGCACTACAGGAAGGTCGTATTCAATTAGATATGTACGATTGGATTCTAGGTACAAGACCCAAACTGTGGATGGAACAGTCTGGAACATTCTATATGAAATACTCTCATCTTATCAAGGGATTCTATTCTCATATTCCAAAGTATGCGGGTGACCCAAAGTATGCCGCAACTAACTTTAATTGTGGTCACATGGCAGTTCATTATGCATGTGCAAAAATGCGAGCAACCGAAGTTCACATCTATGGATTCGATAGTATCTTTGATATGAACTTAGATAGTTTCACTGACTTGTTATTAGAATCAGACCGTTCTACTAATAACACAGTAAGACTTGCTGGCAACTGGAGACCTATATGGACAGAGATGTTCAAAGAATTTAAAGAGGTCAAATTCCATTTATATCATAGTCACAAAAACATCAAAATACCTATATCTAAGAACGTAGAAGTTCATGCGATATCTCATGGTCAAAAGACTTGACATTCTATACCAATAGTGATATAATATCTTATTGATTGAAAACGTCTCATGGTGAAACTGGATATCATCCGAGTCTTCTAAACTTGTGTTCAAGGTTCGAGTCCTTGTGAGACGGCCAATCAACGCTTGCCTCCGTAGTTTAACGGATAAAACAGTCCGCTACGAACGGACAACTCGTGGTTCGATTCCATGCGGGGGCACCAATTACAATGTTTAAAAGGTATAAATAATGCTACAGCCTAAGAAAAGTATTCATGATGATGAAAATCATGACTACAGAATCTTTAAGATGAATGATGGTTACGAATTTGGAGACTTATCCGATTCGGATTTATCATGTTTCAAACAGACTGAGTTAGACGAAGGTCAAAAGATGGCAGTAGTCAATAACAAAAGTCTATTCATATACATAGAGGAGTAACTCAATGGATAAAGTAAAAGAACTAATTAATAACGTAAAAGCAATGTTAGTAGACCCAATAGTAGACCTATGGGACGAATACAAGAACGAAGTTGGTCTTGTTATCGGAACAATAAGTGTAGTTGTGGGAATATTCCAAGGAGCATCATTACTGATTGTCTCTGGTGCAGTATTAGTCGCAATGACTGGTTACGACATATATGAAAAATATGTCTGAATAATACGACACTAGAAACGGATTAATAGGAATAACTACCATAATACGACTATTATGACAGTTTAGAAGAGGACTTTATGTCCTCTTTTTCTTTTCTCTTTCTTGTTTAATCCACTTCTTCGCTTTACTATTATCTACTGGACTACGTAAGAACTTCTGAACATCTCTATATGCACGTAGAGTTTCTGCCTTGTAGTCTTTACCGTCTGAGTTATCGACAATCAACATATCCTTTTTACCAAACATCTGTTGAAATGCACCGATGTTCTTCTGGACAGTTTTCCAATAGTTAGTAACTTCTTTCTCACCGATAGTACGGTCACGAGCAGCGTCACGTGAGATTGCAGTTTCTAGGTCAGTGTTTACAAATATCATTGCAGTATCATAACCTAACGCTTCCATTGACTGTACTTGTTTCTTAACCTTTGGAAAATCTTTACCAGTACCATCAATAACTACACCAAGTCTACCCATAAGGTATCTTGCTTGTTTCTTACCTGTTAATGCCTTTGCACGTCCACGAATGTCTTGTCCTTGAACTGAGAAGATATTTTCAGGAGACATTTCGAGTCCTGCTTTCTTCATTGCAGATTCGTATGCGTCATCCGAATTAACTACCTTCAGACCAAGGGCGGGGAGACCTGTTTTCCCGACAATGAAGGACTTACCACTGCCTGGCCCGCCTGCTAGGAAAACTGCTTTAAAGATAGCGGGGTCATCCACGCCCTCTGTCATAAACTTCTTAAACTTTAACATTAGTATACCTTAATTATTTTCTTTAAAATTGTGGCGACATTCGGCACTGTATTCTGTTTCCAATTATCATCCCCATACTCATCATGCATTGTGTTGCTACCTATGTAGTCAACCACATCCCCGATTGATTTTTCTGTTCCTGTTAAACGAGTTGGGACTTCAGGTATAGGGTTTGACCTATGAATTTCTTGTCTCAGGGTATCGTTTTGGTAATCATCAATCAAGTCAAAGTCTTCGGTGCAATATGCCGCAAAGTCATTTTTGATATCTTGTGCATTAAATGTAGTACCGTCTTCTATATCGTGTCCCGCAAGAAAGACTGCGTCAAACTTGACACCTTCTGGTGGAATAACATTATAGTTATCCGCACCCATGGCATACATACCATTGGAATCTATGATATTACAACCAAACTCTAACATTAAATCTTGGTATAGACTTGTGTGTCCATCTGGAAATGCAACCCATATATTAGGCGAACATCCAAAATATTTGTTAATAATAGGAGTCATGTGTTGACTTGCATTACTTTTTAGTGTTTCGTAGTTTGCATCCATTAGGGTAGGAAACTTACCATTTCTGAAAGAAGGAACAAACAAAACATTTTGATACTTCGAACACGTTAAGAAATTACTGTATACTATGCCAGCAATAACGTGTCGGTCTGTGCCAATCAATTTATCAGTCAACTTTGACTGATTGTATGTCTTGATACGGTCTTTGATTCTTAACTTTAACGCTACATCTGCTTCTTCAGAAATGAGTAGATTGTTCATCTCTCCGTTCGCAGATATAACTACATTATTACGTGTTCCATACATTTTTAATATACCTTAAAATATTCGTCCGCAGTTTCAATATTTAATGCTACTCTGAAGTAACCCATCATTTGTTTCATGCTTTGCATGTATGTAGCTTTAGTATTAACACGGTCTGTCATGTCGATAAGTTTTTGAGGAGTGTTTACGCAAGTGTACATTCTATCTTTTAGAAGAGTAATATCCACAGTCGCACCATTAATAGATGATTCAGAAACTCTACGAACATCGATTAAATCAACGTTATCACCGATACAGTATTTTGCAAACTTCGCTTTAATATCATCAATTTGGTATGTACCCTTTTTATCCGCTTCAACACCTAGTAGAACAACACAATCAAACTTTACGTCTGTTTTGATTTTGAAGTCATGGTCAAGTCTAAAATAAGAATCAGTTTCTATTTGATTTACTTCGTAATGGTCGTATATAGGTTTCATGTAGTTATCACCATTCTTTGGCATAGTTACATGGATAGTACCCTCAGACTCATTTGCAAGATGAATGATAGGAAGTAGATGGTCACCCGCAGAATTTATAGACCTGTAGTTTCTATCTCTTAATCTTTCATAGTTTCCGTCTTCAAACGATGTAACAACAAGAATGTTCTGATATCCACGACTGACAATCAATCCATCAATCATTGAGGCATCTGTTACTAAAGGTGTGAAATCATCAATGTGAACGTTCTTTCCGTTGAACACTGATATCTTTCCAAGGTTCTGGAGTAGAGTGACTTTGGTGTCGAGATTAATAACGGAGGTCTCTTCGACTCCTTTTGGTTGTGTCTTATATAGTAACATTATGTCCCCTTATAGATTTTTTGAATGTGGTCTTCGAACTGTTCTATTTTTTCGAGACGTTTTGGCCAGAGGATATACTCTTTCTCTGGGTTTTGTTTTAGATTGTTTAGTAGGGGTTGAACCGCATTAAACAACTTGTCTAATTTTTCTTGAGTTTCGGATACCGATGCAGTAGTAGAAGCAACTGACGCTTGTGCCTGTTGCACAACCTCTAGTTCATTCTCATCGACAAGGGTAAATCCAAAGTCAAATAGTTGGTCTGTAGTATTCATAGTGTTATTTATACCTTTAAATAGTTAGAGAAAACGCTTGACAAACCCTGTTCTTAGTGTTATAATAAGTACTTAGATAATCAAGTTGAAGAGAGAATATATGACTAAGCACGAACTTTTAAGTATTCACCTAAACAATAGTGACTTAAACCTCACTAACCTCTCCAATATCTACAACTCCAGTGTTTCCGTTGTGCGTTGTATACTAATACAGTATTACAGCACCAAGGGTTTCACTCACCCAATTCTAAAATAAAGCTTGACAAATTAAGTTTTGTCCTGTATACTAGTATTTATATAGTATGGAGTTATAAATGCAAACATTTCACGGTTCAATGAAGTACGACATGCATGGTCGTAAACGTAAAACCAACGCATGGAAGAAGACCCCCAAACGAACCCCCGAATTTAAACCTCTTGAAAATTACTCTATAGGTAATGGCGAAGACCATCGTAAGAAGTATCCGTCTGTTAGTGACATGACCCGTTATGTCTCACAACAAGATAATTCCTATAAATTAGAAGAATCTAAGAAGTTTACAGTCGCACCCGCATACAATAAAGGTGCATACCAAGTCATCCCCAGAGGTGACGTTAAACACATAGGAAAATAACCATGATAACACCAGAAGGAACTTATATTACCGATGAATTTCATACATTTGCTCGTGAGATGTACCAAGAGAATTGTCGTGAACGTGAACAGTATAACGAACCTTTACTAACATTTGATGAATATATTAGTAAAAATAATCAGTTTTTGCTTGACAACTTCCCTGAAGTATGATATAATACTTGTATTGATAATGAGACTGTGAGAGGAAATTTATGAAATTAGTAATTCAAACCCAATACAAAGAGAACTATGCCGCACATAATGAGGATTATGTCCACGGTGTCTCCGAATCCTATTGGAAGAACAAGGGTGGTAGCACCTACATTGTGGACTATGTGTCCATAGAACAAGCTCAATCTGAAGGATACTACGAAGAGTTGTATTCTAAAATTGAGTTCAGTAATGAGGCATGTGAAGAATATGTCATTAGTGCAGAAGTAATAGATGATATTGATTTCGATATCACCAACCACGTTGAGAAGTGGGAGACTCCTATTATGTTAAGGAATTTTTCTGGTACTAAGTTCCATGCGACTAGAACCACCATGAATGGTGAGTATGGTTACATGAAATCCGATATCGCAAAGACCGAAAGAACTTGGGTCTTGGGTGATGACGAGTCTGGTGAGTATCACCTACATCTAACCGATGGTAGAGTTATGACCAGTGACCAGTATAGGGAGGCGGCATAATGGCAGATAGACTTATGAAAGGTGGGTGTATGGTCGAAAAGACTGACCTACCTGAGATGAATGGGTATCAACTCATTTATAAATTTGATAATGGTTACGGTGCATCTGTAGTCAAACACGATATGTCTTACGGTAATAAACTTGGACTGTATGAACTTGCAGTACTTGACAGTGATGGTGGGTTGTGTTATACTACCCCTATAACTGAAGATGTTGTCGGTCACCTAACAATGGGTGACGTTGATAAATTACTTGTAGAGATATCACACCTATGAACATATTCCATTTAGACAAAGACCCTATACTTGCCGCACAGATGATGTGTGACAAACACGTGGTCAAGATGGTCACTGAGTACGGTCAGATGTTGTCTACCGCACATCGTGTACTAGATGGTGAGTTGTATACAGACAAGACCAAGAATGGTCGTAACATCAAACGATGGAGACTGAGAGGTGCTGCACAAGAAAAAGACTTGTACAAAGCATCACATGTCAATCACCCGTCCAACATATGGATACGTGAGAATGCAGAGAACTACCGATGGTTGTTCAAACACTTCCAAGCAACTGCGAAGGAGTATGAGAAACGATACGGACGTGTACACATGACCTATGATAAACTAGGTGGTTATGTATGGTTTGCACCACGTAATATAAATTTAGTCGGAAGACTTACAAAGTTCGCACAAGCAATGCCTGAGTATTGCAAACGTGAAGACCCAGTAGAAGCATACCGTTTCTACTATATAAATGAGAAGGTAACATTCGCAAAGTGGAAGAACGTTGAGACACCTCAATGGTTCACTGAAGGAGTAGCTTAAATGACTATGCCTGATGAACGGTATCATGCCCTCAAGAGAACTGCAACCTTTCTAAAAGAATTGCAGAACCCTCACGGTAGATACAAAAGAGATAACATAACTGAGATACGTAAGATGGCATCAAATTGCCTTCGACACTACCCTTGGGATATGTATCTAGATGACCTTGCGGAAATTGCCCCTCACATTTTGGAAAACCCTAAATAATGGAGAATGAAATGAAATACCAAGAAATCGTTGACACCTTACGTGAAGGTGTAGTGAACTTATCGTTTACAAAAGTAAAAGATGGAGAAGTTCGTAATATGAGAGCGACACTGGTATCCGAACAGATACCACAGGACAAGATGCCTAAGACTGACGCTAATGCAAATACTGAGAAGAACCAAGTTGCGGTTCGTGTATTTGACTTAGATTTACAGGACTGGCGTTCATTCCGTGTAGATTCGCTCTTGACATTTAATGCAGGATAAGTTATAATACACACTATGGTCAAAAAACTAACAGCAGCAGAGAAAGCAAAGAAAACCAGAGAAGCGAAGAAACTCGCCTCTCTGAAAGAACTTGGTTTCGAACGTAAGAAAGTCAAACGCACACGCAAACCTATGTCTGAAGAACAAAGGGAAGCAGCGATTGAACGACTTGCAAAAGCACGTGCTGCACGTGGGGCAGATGGAAGTAAATCCGTTCACAGGGATATACGAGATTTGCCAGAAGACCATTTCTTGCATTGGAAAAAGGTCAAAGAATGGCTTAAGTGTAATCAAGACCAACTCAAGGGAATGAAAGGATATAAGAATTCAAAGAACTCAAAAGAACGTGCAGAGTACATTGACCTTAATACCTACATAACTAACATGAAGAGATATCTATCTCAAGGTGTATGGTTAGATTTCCGTTATGGTGAACAACGTGAGGGACGTATCCAAAAGGTGTGTGTCGCAATGGCATACTATCCTGATGGGACTCCCAAACGTCAATACAATTGTTGGTATCCTGATATCGCACAAGTCTGGACTAGGGAACTTGAAGAAGAGTTCGCAAAAGATTCAGACTATGCTAATCAATTTAAATTGGAAAAACCTCCAGTTCCAGACGTTATAAATAATGAGGAAGAGGATATAGAAGATGAAGATTGATATGATTATTGGTGGAGTGGATTCCTCAGAAGAAGAATCTAACTTCATGAACAAGAAGAAATTTACACGTATGGTAGAAGACTGTGTGCGAACAAAGTCTATGACATATATGGATACGGTTGTTTATCTGTGTGAACAGAACAACTTAGAGATTGAGGATGTCAAGAAATATATTTCGACATCTGTCAAAGAGAAGATTGAGTTTGAAGCAATGAAGCTTAACTTTCTCGAAAAGGGTGGTGACCTTTCCCTAAATAAAGGTTGACATTACTTGATTGTAGTGTTATAATACTAAACTATATTATGAATAATGTGGATAAACTAAAATACGCAAATATACGGAGAATATAAATATGTCTTTTGCAAACTTAAAAACCAATCGTACCGATGTGTCCAAACTGGCAAATGCCGCACAGGAAATGTCTGGTACAAAACAAACCAACAAATACGAAGATACTCGTTTCTGGAAACCTACTGTCGATGACAGCGGTAACGGATATGCAGTTGTTCGTTTTCTTCCTGCCGCAGAAGGGTCAGAATTACCATGGGTAAGATACTTTGACCATTTCTTTAAAGGGCCAACAGGTCAATGGTACGTTGAGAAGTCTCTGACTACTCTAGGTAACAATGACCCAGTGAGTGAATATAACTCACGTCTTTGGAACACAGGCATCGATGAAGACAAAGAAACTGCACGTAGACAGAAGCGTAGACTTCATTATGTTGCAAACATCATGGTCATTAGTGACCCTTCTAATCCTGCTAACGAAGGTAAAGTATTCCTTTACGACTTCGGTAAGAAAATCTTTGATAAGGTTATGGATAAGATGCAACCTGAATTTCCAGGCGAAGAACCAATCAATCCATTCGATTTTTGGAGTGGTGCGGACTTTCAACTGAAGATTCGTAATGTTGCGGGTTACAGGAACTATGATAAGTCGGAGTTCAAATCCCCTGCGGCATTGTTCGAAGGTGACGAGACTAGACTAGAAGCAACATACAATCAGTTACATGATTCAAGTGAGTTTGCTGATACTGGTTCATACAAATCTTATGACGAACTGAAAAGTCGTTTAGAGGTTGTACTGGGTCAATCTACTGGTTCGGGTTCAACGGTAAAGAATGATTCTTTAACACAGACTGCGGAAGTAGTTAGTGCTAAAGAACAAGAACCACAAGTTCTTGCATCTGCACCAGAACCTACTATCACAGCTTCAACTGACGAAGATGATACTTTATCATACTTTGCGAAGTTAGCTGCTGAGGACTAATCCTCAACAAGGATGGAAAAGGGGACTCTTCGGAGTCCCTTTTTTTATGGGAGAGGGTCGAATCCTATTGAAACACCGCATCCACAGGACGAAACTTCTTTAGGGTTTATTATCTTGAAGTATTCGTTAAGACCTTCTTTAGTCCAATCTAGAGTACACTCTTCTAAGTAAGGTAATGACTCTTCATTAATAACTATACTAAACTTACCATAGTCGAATGCAACATCGTCTTCGTTAGACTCATCTGCATATTCGATAACATATTCAAAACCAACGCATCCACCTGAAGTAACACCAAGACGTATTAACTTCATATGTCTGTCTTCGGTTCTCTGAATACATTTCTGTACTGCTGCGTCTGTTATTTCAATCACTCTATGAAGTCCTCTCGTTCGAGTGGTGGATTATTATGACCTATCATTGATTGGTCTAGGATAGGATGTGTGTAGTCCTTTTCGTTCTTTGTCTCATAGTCTACCATCGCTTGTTTGATAGCATCTTCTGCTAGTACACTACAATGTAATTTGATTGGGGGCAATTGTAGTGCATCTGCGATATCTTTGTCTTTGATTAGTTTTGCTTCCTCGACTGTCTTACCCATCATCATGTCTACGAACAATGACGAAGATGCAATTGCACTTCCACATCCGTAAGTCTTGAATTTTACATCGATGATTTTATCTTCATCGTCAAGTAAGAGTTGTAGTTGCATGACATCACCACATGCGGGAGCACCCGCAAGTCCTGTCGCAACCTTGGGGTCTTTTCTATCTAAACTTCCAACGGAATGTTTTTGAGGATTTGCAAGAACGGCTTCGAATCGTTTTACTACTTCTTCTGAATATGCCATTATGCAACCCTGTCTAAGTCATCTGTAGCGGGTGAAGAGTCACCATACACTGCTTGACTACTTGAGTTAGTTGTGTTAGTTGTTGTTGATGGTGCAATCACTGTATTACCCGCAGATTGTTTTGCTTGGAGTTCTTCTAGTGCAGTCTGGAGTTTCATTATACGTTCTTCCGTAAACTTTGCACCTTTACTGTCACCACGACCTTGTTCATTATATGTACTCATACGGTCTTGATTAATTTTTAGGTGTCTCTTGTAACGTTCTTCGGTTGCTGCCATTATATCTTGTTCAGACTTAGGAGCTCTTTTTGTTTCTTTATAATCAAATCCGTCTTCGTCTGTGCCTCTCATTTCATGAAAGTCATCATCCTGAACCATAACTTTGGGTTGAGGTGTTGGTTTAACAACATCTTTCTCTACTTGAGGTTTTACTCTACCTTGTTTGATTTCTTTTACTTCTGGTTCTTCTTCGTCACCACCAAATCCAAAGAATGATGCAATCTTACTAGCGACACCACCAATTGCATTCTTGACCCAGTCAATCGCACCATTAAATACTGACGCAATTCCCATGAACAAGTCCATGATACCATCTTTGAAACTAAACGAGTCTAGTATTTCAGAGAAGTTTTCGAATCCTAGTTTACCCGCAATCCATGAGATAGCAGCTTTCAATAGGTCAAGTGGCATACCAATTAGTCCACCAAGGACACCACCGACTGCACCAAGGATACCACCAAGGATACCTTCTTCAGCGAATCCAGAGATTGCACCTTTGATACCATCAATGATACCCATTATTAAAGTAAGAGGTGCGAAGATTACTCGACCTAGTGATTTGAATATTGTAAAGACAGGTGACAATGCACCTTTCAATGCACTAAATGTTCCACCGAATATTTTAAAAGCACCAAGGAAAGACTTAATTCCACTACCAATTCTTGAGAATATTCCACCCACTGCTTTTGAATCGCCACCAATAAGGTTTGTGAGAGGACGAAACATGTTTCCAATATTAGTCAAACCACTTTTAAACGTGTTACCAATCTTATACATTCTCTTCATGAAGTTTGATGTACCAGTAACGGGTTTGCCATCAACACCCAATCCAACCATTGCATAGATTGACTTTGATATTCCAGACATTGTTGTTCTTATTCTTAGAATAACATTACTCTTCATACCCATAAGTTTGGAAAGATTTGGGCCAAGTTTACCATCTGGTGTCAACCCAACCATCTTATATAACCCTGTTCGGAGTGTACTAGTGACAAGTTTAAATCCTTTTGTCATTTTTCCACCGACCAAGTCATCAAACATTTGACCTAGAGCTAAAAGATATTTACCAAAACCTTGGGTTAAACCAACTGCAAGACCAGTAAGAGCAGCACCAATCGCACCAAGGAATCCCATAAGACCCATTCCTGCCGCATCTTTAAATCCCTGTACTCCTGCACCAAACTCATCTCTAGTAGGTTTCTTACCACCAACCTTTTCTCGTTTCTCTTCGAGTTTGTCGCCTGCCGCATTTGCCATAGATTTAAAGTATTGTGCAAAGGACTTATTCAGAGTAGCGAGTTCACTAATCTGTTTTTCGTCTCTCTTTTCACTTTTAATACCTTCAATCTGAACTGCTTCAGTAAGGTGTGCTATGGTTAATTCTGCCATTGTCTTATCCGTTTTGGTTTTTCATTCGTTCTTCTTGTTCTTTAAGATATTCTTCTAGTAATACTAGGTAAATCTCCCTCTCCCATGGCATCATATGTTCTATGTCATACAATGAATAATTAAAGTGTTGCATTAAAGCAAAATTGGTCTTAAAATGGTTGACCAAATTATCATGCGAGAGGCATATTAAAAAAAATCTTGAAGACCCTCCAGAGTTACTTTATTCTCGAATCCACATTCGCAAGTGAATTCAACGTCTTTTTTCATTACTGGAACAGTCTTTAAAAACTCTCCAACTTTTGTAAACTGTATGTTTGTCATTGAATCAATAAACTCAGCCAGTTCTTTCTTACTTACATCTGATACAAGGTGGTGTTCATCATCTGTCATGATTGAAATCATACAATCTTCAATCATCATGAATCCAAACTCCGCTTCGGAGACACCTTCACGGAAGTTCTTTACGAATCCATCGTAAGTAGGATATCTTAATTCAATAGAGATATCATCTGTAATCTGAACCACATTGTCTACATCTTCTTGTTTTGTAACTTCGAGAGACGATAAGTCAATATCAACGTCTGTCCTTTTGTCACATCCTTCATCTTCGCATTTAAAGTGTAGGGTTGATGATTCACCAACCGACTTACTACGAATCTGAGTGAACATGTACTCAACATCAAATGTTGCAAGTTCGCTTGTTTTGATATCATCATTCACACATGCAACAACCGTGTCAACCATTGCCCTCATTGCCTGCTTTTGGTCTTGTGACTCAAACGCAGAGAGAAGAAGTTTCTCCTCTTTGACCAAGTATGGTCGGTACGTGACAACTTTGTCACTAGATGGAATCACCATCTCATATTTTAGATTTTGATTTAACTTAGGTAGTGCCATTATATTCTCCAAATATTATAAAAATTTCCTAATCAGTTCACCCGCAAGACCTTCAACAAAGTCGTTGCCCACACGGTCACCCTTTTTGGACTTCCAGTTCTTGTACGATAATTGTACCGTAACTTCAAGTAACTGTCCGTCATCACTCAACGCAATTTCACTTAATGTTGTTGGGTATGCTTTATCTAGGACTAAAGTATAAGTGATATCGTCTCCGAATACCGCATTTAAGTCAAACTCACCCTGTGCAAGGTCGAGTGGCCCTAGTCTTGGTAATCTTCCACGTATAGAGGAAGGTATCTTACCAGAATCAAATAATTTCTTTTTCTTTATAGGGAAAGCAACACCCTTTTTAATGTGTTGTATAATAACTGGATGTGTGTAATCGTTAAAATACCCTACTTCTTTAGTATCTGAATTCACTGCTTGTGATTGCCACAATTCAAAGTACTCTCTTACACCCATGTCATTAAGACAATGAAACGTGAGTGTTACGTCTTCTACTGCATAACCATATGCAACTTTGGTTACGTCAAGACCCATAGGTCTTTCTGTAGAAAGGATTTGTCTGCCAGGCAATGACGCTGCTTTACATAACAAGTTTAAGTTACGTGCATCGCCCTTGATAGGTGGTAAGAAAATCTTATACAGATTTCCCATTGCCAGTCCGCCACCAGAACCAACCGATGATTTAAAATCGTCAATACGAATTGCCATTAATCCTTACCTATACTTTGTCTTGAATCGTAGAACACCTTCTGTGAGTTTGCTTTACGGAACTGTGCAGTCGGTAAGAATGTTGCAATCTCCCACTCTGGAGCAGGGACTTCTGCAAACTTACTCTTGACATGTGAATTCAAGTAGTGTTTAAAACATGGTTTATAGTATCGCAATTTTGCAATACCTTGTAATCTCTTGTAAGTAATATTAAACTTTGCATCATCTGAGTTCTTACTTGACGCAACTTCCATCAACGAATCCAACATCTTTGCACGAAGGATAGGTGGAAGGTAGTGAAGGTTAATTCCATAGAATCCACCCTCTGCTGGCCCGACCACGATAATCAATGGGAATGCATCATAGTATGGAAGTTTATCTTTAGTCTTCGGGTCATAGAAGAACATTTGCATTGACCCGATAACACCTTGTTTCGCTCTTTGTTTTATCTGGTCTTCCTTCATTAACGCTTCACGATTAATGGAACGCATGTTGGATGCTTTCTTTCTGAACCATTCACGGGATTCCTTGGTACGGGGAGTAACTCCTGCACGGAATGCCTGTAGTTCTAGTCTGTTGAATATATTACTCATAGTTCTATTTATACCAATTTTACTTCAATTTTATTTTTTTCTTCGAGTATATGGTGCTAACTTCTTGAGTGGTTTTGTTGATTTAGGAATAAGACTTTTCAAGGGTTCATTCTTTTCTGTCCATATGACAAATCTCCAACCTCGGTCTTTTGCATATGCGTTTGCTGCTTCCCACTTATTTATGTTCTTTACATAAGTAAAACTTTCGTTGAGATATCGTTTTGTCTTCTTACTACCTGTAGGTATTCGAGTCTCTTTATCTGGTTTAATTTCAACCAACCAAGTCTTACCATCTTCCATGACCATTTTTAAGTCCATAAAATATCTATGATAACGCTTGTCAACTTCATATAGATATGGTATAACGACTTCTTCAGAAGACCATTTTACTACTTTTGGGTTATCATCACACCATTTGAAGGCATGTTTCTCCCACAAAGAACGATATACCACACCAGTATGGTCGCCTTCGTATTTCTTTGTATTTTTTACTCTGTATCTTCCCGAATATGCCATAAAAACCTTATAAATAAAGATAATGATTTACAACCTATTTATAGAGAAATTAAAATGGCAACAGTCACAAACATAAATGACGTACAGGTTGGAGACACTTTAACGTCTGCACAAATTTACGAAGCAGCAACTGGTTCAAAGCCTGGCATTCAAGAAAACAAGTCCAGAAAAGACCTTGAGTATCCACTTAACAATCCTGATGAATATAAGGGTAGGTTAGTCTTCAATGTAATGAAAGAACCTGAAACTGACCTTGGTAATATTAGTGAAGCTGCGACATCATTTGCGAAGTCTATCGGTGACGGTTTAAAGAACGCACTAGGAACTAATAACCCCGATGAGGTTGCAAAGGCAGTCAAATCTCATAAAGGTGAAGTTAACGTTCCTATTATCAAACAAAGACCATTAATTAAACTTGACAGACAAGTATCGATGTATCTACCTGTTGGTCTACAGTACCGTGATAACGTTGCATATGAGAATATGGACTTGGGTGGTGCGGGTGCGTCTGCGGAAGCTGGATTACAACAAGGTTTGAGTGGTGTTAGGAGTTTGATTGAAGGTGGATTGAAAACTCTAAGTGCGGGTCTTGGTGGTGCGGCAAACAAAGATGTTGCAAAATTAGGGGTTGTTAAACTTGCATCTAAGTTACCTGATGAAGTATCGGGTGCATTTAAATCAGCAGCGGGTGTAACAACCAATCCAAACACTCGTGTGTTATTCAAACAAGTTAATCTTCGTGAGTTTGCATTTGCATTTAAGTTCATTGCAACTTCGGCAAAAGAAGCAGAAGAAGTAAAAGAGATTATCAAATTATTCAGAACAGAACTATATCCAGAAAATATTAATCTAGAAGTAGGTGGAAGTGAAATCTCTATTGGATATAAGTTCCCTAACAAATTCCAAATTGATGTGGAGTATGATGGGGAAGAAATTGCAACAAGAATCAAACCATGTTTTCTTAGAGATGTGAATGTAACATATAACAACACATCAATGACTATGCACTCCGATGGTAACTTCCAAGAAATAGAAATGTCATTATCATTCCAAGAAACAAGAACACTCAACAGAAAAGATGTAGAGGAAGGATACTAATGACAACAAAATACTTTAAAAACTTTAACATCGTTGGATATAATTTTGGTAGCGAAACTAGTAAAGTTCTCTTTGATGATATAACTCAATACGTTGATATTATCGATGGACTAAAAGATAACGTCTCTTTCTACGAACAGTTTACTATTATAGCGGGTGATAGACCCGACACTCTCTCATATAGATTGTACGGAACTACCGATTACTATTGGACATTCTTTCTTATGAATGACCACTTACGTGAATCTGGATGGCCAATACCTACATATGACTTGTTGGATACTGCAAAAACAAAGTACCCATATAGAATTATAACAACAAATTCAGATATATCAACATCATTTCCAGTTGGTCAGATTATAACTGGAGTAAATAGTGGTACACAGGGCAGGATTATTAAACGTAATCTTGATATGGGACAACTAGTAGTTGATACTTCGGTTACTGCGGGAGAGTACTTTGGACTGTACCCTAATCTTGTAAACTTTAGTCCTACAGAGAACATTCAATACATCGCAGAAGACGGTGCATTTTATAATGCTACTCTTGTAAAAGAATCAGAACAATATAATGCAGTCCATCATTATGAGGATGCGGACGGTGTGTGGCAAGACCTCACATTGTTTGACTTTGCAAATCCAAGTTCACAGTACACTGCTATAACACATAGAGATAGAATTGAGAAAAGAAACGATGTCCTCAAAGAAATAAACGTTTTAAAACCAGACGTAATCGATAAAGTCGTTGGTGAATTTAATAATTTTCATAAAAAGGTAGGTTAATGTCTACGTCACAACAGTTCAAAATAACTGAGGCATCAATCTCAGCAGACCGTTTTGGTGGATTTGGTTCAAATTCATTTGATGTAAGAACATCTGTTGCAGAATTGAACGTGTTTGAAAGTTTAGACAAACCTTATCTGACGGGAACTGTTGTTATTCTTGATGATAAAGCACTGTTTGATGCTATAAATTTTCAAGGAACAGAACGATTTCGTGTAAAACTTGCATCTGCGGATAACACTTTAGATACCGTATTCGAACGTACCTTTATGATGACTGGAATCGAACGTTCAATCAAATCAAATGATAACGGAAAATCTAGTATGTATGTTATTACATTACTAGACGAACATGCTTATCTGAGTAGTTTAAAACGAATCAGTAGGTCTTTCAATGGACGTATCGATAAGATTATAATTAAACTCCTTGCAACTCAAATGAATATGGATGTAGATATCTCATACTTGTTTAAAGGTGACGGTAAAGAATCCGCACCAATTCAGACAAATATAAAAGGTATCATTCCCAATCTAAGTCCTATTGCAGCAATCAAGTGGTTGGTGTCAAGAGCGACCACCGTGACAGGGTCTCCATTCTTTGCGTATGCATCTATGCACGATAACAATCTTCGTCTAGGTAATCTGGACTGCATGTTATCACAAAAAGCGTTTAATTCAAAATTACCATATACGTACAATCCCGCAAACGTATCTAACGCAGACACTCAAACAGAAGTAGAAAAAACGTTTACTATTAAAGCATTAAAAACATCTAAGATGGCAAACACCTTAAAACTCATTCAAGAAGGTGCAGTAACAAGTGGCATGTGTAATACCAATCTTAACACAGGACAGATATTTAATCAACACTTCTCAGTCAGAGATACTTTAGGTAAACTATCGGGACAGGGTATCATTGGCGAGAATCAAAATGTATTTGATACAGAATTTTTGATGAATGAGAATCCAGTCGATACATTCAACGCACAAAACATTCATACGGTAACTTCGAGTGGAACATATGGTAGATACAAAAGTTATCATGACGAATTTGATGCAACCAAGTTTAAAAAGAAACTAGAAAGTAAAGCATTGACCAATCACCTATATAAGAACATGATGAATGTTGTTGTAGAGGGTGCAGGATTTATTGTTTCGAAAGCAAGTGTTGGGGACATAGTAAACCTGAAGATTGTAAACGACAATACAGAACAAGATAAAAATGCGAGTGAAGAAGACTTAATTGATAAAGCTAAGTCTGGTGATTGCATTATCTATGATACTAGACATACCTTCTCTGGAACTCAACACACAGTATCCATAAACGTATGTAAACTAGAGAGACTTTCACAATGACAATGAAACCTATTCTTTCAGAATATTATGGTGATAATACACGATGGTTCATTGCAACTGTTGTTGACGCATCACCCCCATACGGTTTTGAAGGACGTGTAAAGATTCGTGTTCATGGATTACATACATCATCCACTGTAGCAATTCCTCAACATGATTTACCATGGGCACAATGTCTTGTACCAACCACAGAAGGTGGAATCTCTGGTATTGGTAGAATGCCACAGATTCAACCTAACGCACTAGTCTTCGGTATGTTTATGGACGGAATGAACTCTCAAACACCTATTGTAATGGGTAGTCTACCGCACATTGAATTACCTACTAGGATACAACTAGGTCAAGATGGTGAGGATATCGGAGAAGATAACAAACCAGAAAATCTATGGCAAAGCTTTGTTGCTGCGGTCAAACCGAAAGATGTTGATATACAAAATGATAATTCTGGTAATATTAATAATCTGGTAAGATTATCACGAGAGAAGACTGCGGTTAAGTTCTTTCTAAATCTAGGTTATACCGTCAAACAATCTATAGGTTTGGTTTCGTCACTCGGTCAAGCGTCTGGTATGCGAACTGGGGTAAATGTACAGTCATCTGGACTTGCAAGATTCTCTCGTTTAAGGTATAATGACTTACAGAACTTTTCAAATGATTTCAATAAGTTTCTGGTTCAACTTGCCTTTATTGCATATGAGTTGAACGGAACACAAACTAACGCAAACATAAAACTATTACAATCAGATAAATTTGATGGTGAAGATGGTGTGTGTAGTATAGTGTGTAAGTATTATCTCAAAGATAGTAGTCTTGCGAATCAATCGCAACTTGCAGCACGAAGAATGAACGATAGGATAGGATAATGGCACTAAGTAAAGAATCACTGAATAGTTCGATAAATTCAGAAATCAATAAACAGACTAGTGCAAACGCAAAGTATGTTAATAGTGCTACAAGTGCAGTCGATGATACCTTTGCAAAAACTACCAGTAAGATTGGTAGTGTTGACGGAGAAGTCTTGGGTGGGGTTAAGTCTTTGGGTGCATCTGCTCTTGACGGAAACGAAGTATTAAAAGATGGTATAGGAAAACTTACTGATAAGATTCCTAGTTTAGAAGGTGCTGCAACTGCACAATCAACCATACCAAACCTTTTAGGTTTATCAGAAGCAGACCCTACTGCATCTGCAATGGAAGTTGTCGGTGGGGGTTCACCCAAAGATATTCAATCTGGTGTAGATAAGGTAACAACTATCTCTGGTGAGGCAATGACAGATATATCTACGTTCACTGCCACTATCGCATCCTCAGATGAATTAACAAGTATCTCTGCCGCACTTCCTGATTTAAAGATTCCAAGTCTTGATGCCGTTGTGGGTGAGATTACCCCTGTCGCATCTCTCAGTAGTCTTGGGGATACTGTAAAGGATAACGTATCAGACGCAACTGGTGTTGGTGGTCTATCTGCGACACTTACAGATGCAAAGAATGAATTAAGTACTGTAGGTAGTGTTGGTGATTTAGTTACTAGTGGGTTAAGTGATATCACATCTGCTACCACTGAATTCTTATCAGATGCAACTGACTTTGCAACTAACTTTACCGAAACAATAGACAAGGGTTTGGGTGGAGTCTTACAGAATCTTGCGGAAGGACTTACGGGTAATGCATCTTCATTCCTCGCTAACCTCGTGCCAGGCGGTATTAGTGCAACCGAATCAGAAAGAAAAAGAATACTAGAACAGTTTTCAACGGGTGACCCCGCAGATAAAACTAAAGCGGTCAAATCACTTACCGCAAAATCAAATAATGTCTCTCCAAAAATGAAGGGTATTATTAATAAAGTAGATGCAGAAAACACTAACGACCTATCTAATAAAGTAACAATTGCAGCAAGAAAGGCGGGTGTTCCTGAGTCAGAGATTCAAGACGCAACCGCAGAGATGGAAATAATTGACACGGGTCTAGACCAACTTGATACTACTATTGGTGGTTCTGTTGTTGTTGATTCAAGTCTATTTGATGAAGACTTCTCTATTGGTGCAAACGAAAACAGATGGTCTGGTCGTACAACTAAAGATGAAGTATTTACATATGTTGCATCTGTAGAAGAGTTGGACGCAGAATTCTCACGTATAGAACGAGATGTCACCGAAGTGATTGTCCACGCAACCGAAACATATACAAATAAAGATATCGGTGCAATAGAGATAAATAACATTCATAACGAATTAGGACATGATGGTATTGGATATCATTATGTGATTAGACGGGATGGTAGACTTCAACGTGGTAGACCCGCAAACAAAGTTGGAGAACACGCAGTAGTAAATGGACATGATGTATATTCTATTGGTGTTGCACTGGTCGGTGGTATTAATGTATCTTCGGGAGATGATAACCCTGAGACACACATGTCTTCGTCATCGTTCACTCGTGAACAGTATTCGACTCTAGAGAAATTTATTAGGTCGTTCTATCGTAGATATTCTGGTGGACAAGTATTTGGACACAATGATGTTGATATCGCAGAACAAGACCCATACTTTGATGTGGTTGATTACATAGAGTCAATATTTAGAAAGACTAATGTGACTACAGACCCGTCAAGTAATCCTCCATTGAGTCCAACAGAGATTAATGTACAATGACAACTAAGAAAGACAATTTCAGTGAACGAGTTAACAAACTAGGTGAGGGTAATGAAAATACTCTTGGTGTTGCTCAAGATGGTATGCAAGACCCCACAGGTGAATTTCCTAAGAGAGATTATAACTTTGGGACTGGTATCAATAAAGCTGCTCGTGGAATTAAGATAAATGAACTCTATGTTGGGGGTGGTGATATTGGTGTATCTTTGGGGATACAATCACAACGTCCTTCTGAATATCCTTTCAACCAAGTATCAGAATCTTTATCTGGTCACATTGTTGAATACGATGACACGCCAGGCGGTGAACGAGTATTAATCAAACACCGCACGGGTGCGGGTGTAGAGATGAGAGCAGATGGTTCTGTCCTTATCTCAGCGGTAAACAACAAGGTAGAAGTCACTGGTGGTGACCAAACAGTAATCGTGGAAGGACACGGTAACCTTATCTACAATGGTAATCTTAATCTTAAAGTAACAGGTGACTACAACATAGATGTTGGTGGTAACATGAATCTGAATGTTGCGGGTAACCTAGTAGAACAGATTGAACACAATCATAAGACTACAGTCACAGGTAATACCAACCTTACAACAAAAGGTACAAAGACAGTTAAGACCGTTGGAACAAATACTGAGATGATGTTATCAGATAATAATCAGTTTGTCAAGGGTAATCAACAGAATCTTGTCGAAGGTAATATCGACCAGTCATCTGAAAAGAAAATATTTGTATCTGGTAAAGAGTCCTACGCAGTATCATCTAAGAACACCAATATTACGGGTGCGAAGTTCGTATCGGTATTGGGACAGAAGGGTGCAATCGGTGGTAAGAAGGTTGACTTTACTGGTAATGTGTATCAAGGTAATGAAGGTGCAACCGCAGAATCTTCGGGTGCAATCTTCCACGGTACATTCAAGGGTATTGCAGACGAAGCGATTCGTTCATACAATGCGAATGTAGCAGGATTTGCCGAAGTATCTGACACTACAAATGCACAGTCATATGCGGAAGCAGCTACTTCTGGAACTGCGGTTGGTGATACTCATACGGCAGCAACCAAGACACAGGCAACCATTACAGGGGAAGACCCACTAACTCCATTAGTAGTAGTAGGACACGCAACCTCTGGTTCGTATGCAATCAAGAATGTTGTGGTCGATGCAGAAGATTCCTTAAAGAACAAAATTCTATTAACAGACGATTATAAGAACGTCTTTGATAAGATACCAACTACCCAAGAGATTCGTTCTGCATTAAGAAATTCTGGTTCTCGTGATACCGTTGGTAGTATTCTTGTTTCAGAAGAAAGACTCAATCCAGACTTCAAGACAAAGACACCACCGTCAATTGGAAGAACTGCAAAGAAATCTCCATCCTCTAGATTTGGATTCGAACCGATTGGTAATGCACTAGAGAATAGAGGTAAGAGGTTCACACCATGATAATTTTAGTAGACCCAGTATATAATCCAGAATTTCAGAGTTCCATTAACTCTGCAACTAGACTAGCGCCAGGCGTTACGATTGCAAAGTTTCTTGGTGCATATGGTGACAGGACATCCTTTAATCACGTTGAGAGTGAATCAACAAGAAAACAAATTGCAAGAAATTTATATCTTCAATCAGAAGCAATGAGAATCATTAACGGTAACACTAAAAACTTTAGTAAGGTTAGATTGATTGTCTCGGAAGGTCTATATGACCTAAAGTCTGCTGATGCGGGTAATGATACTATGACTAAGAAATCCGATGGTCGTTTAGTATATTATCAAGTAATCGACAGAGAAGGAAAGATTGACCTAGAAAAGACTTTTGATGTTGCAGAGTACTGGAAAGACTACATTAATTTTGGTACACTTTATTTAGATTACGACACATATAATCCAGATAAAACACTTACGGGTCAGATAGGTTTAGAGTTTCCAACCGTTCCAAGTAGTTTTGACATTACCTTTAAAAATAACGTTGATACTTATTTTAATAATGAGTTAACTAGTAAAAATGAATTGGTAGAAATTAAAGAAAGAGACTAAAAAAGGTTATAAATAGAAGTATGGCAATACGTAGAGCGTTCGCACAAGAAGATACTAACCTCCAGTCTGCTACGGTAACGACTAGTAGGGAGAGGCAGTATTCTGATATAGACCTTTCATTTAAGGTGAAACCTACCAGTGGAGAAATCTTCAAGAAGGTAGATGGAGCCGCAGTGAAACAGGCAATCAAGACCCTAGTTATGACAAATAGACTAGAGAAACCTTTTCGTCCCGATTTTGGTGGAGACGTGCAAGGACAGTTGTTCGAACTAGCGGATAGAGGACGGTCTTCTATTCTACGTAGAGGTATTATACAGAATATAGAAGTATATGAACCCAGAGCAGAAGTTCTTAATGTGATTGTAAAAATGCAACCTGATAGACACAGTCTGGACGTAACTATTAAATTTAAGGTAGTGAATACAACGGAAGAAGTAGAATTCACAACAACACTTGCAAGGTTAAGATAACATGGCGACAACAATAAAATCAACCTCATTAGATTTTGATGCAATCAAAAATAATCTAAAGACGTTTCTGGCAGAGAAAAACGAATTCTCAGACTTTAACTTTGAAGCATCTGGACTGTCAAATATCTTAGATGTCCTTGCATACAATACACACTACAATGGTCTGACCGCTAACTTTGCACTCAATGAATCTTTCCTTGGAACTGCACAATTACGTAGTTCTCTTGTGTCTCTTTCAGAAGGTATAGGATATATTCCAGATTCTAAAACGTCTTCTCAAGCACTCATTAAGATGTCTGTTAATTTAAGTGGTGTCGCAGGACGTACCGCAACATTACAGATACCTAGTGGATTCAAATTTAATGCAACTGTTGATACCACAGAATATGTATTCCAGACCCTAGAAAATTTAAGTGCAACTGATAACGGTGAAGGTCTTTACATATTTAAAGATGCTGCTGGCAGTGACACTATTAAAGTGTTTGAGGGAACAGAAAGAACAAAGACTTTCCTCATAACAAGAAAAGAAGAGAACGCAGTTTACATTATTCCAGACGTAAATATGGATATTGATACTGCGGTAGTTCGTGTTTATGAAACAGCGGGTGCGTCTGCATTCTCTACATATACAAATTTACTTAAAGCAACAACAATTAGTGTTGCATCAACATTATATATTCTAAAAGAATCCCCGAATGGATTCTTTGAATTATCATTTGGTAATGGAACTACTTTGGGTAGAGCTCCAGATGCGGGTAACAAAGTTGTTCTGAGTTACCTTGCGGCAACTGGGCCTGCATCTGATACCGCTAAAGTCTTTGAACCACAATCTGGTATCAATGTGGCGGGTAGTAACTATTCGGTTACCGTTAGCACTGTCGCAAATGCAGTTGGTGGGGGTGAGAAAGAATCACTCGAATCCATTCGTAAAGTTGCACCGTTTCAATATGCAACTCAGAACCGAATGGTAACTGCGGTAGATTACTCTACTCTAGTACTGAGAAACTTCTCTACACTTATTAAAGATATTCAATCATTTGGTGGTGAAGATGCAATCAACCCAGAATTTGGGACAGTTATTATGTCGGTACTGTTCAATTCAGATGTAGATGCAGCAACCGAAGCAGTAACAAAACAATCAATCCTAGACCTTTCTAACCAATTGTCTGTTGCATCATTTAATTTAAAGTTTAGTGACCCAGTAAAAACTTTCATTGAGACAGAAGTATTCTTCCAATTCAACCCTAACTTGACAACACTTTCTAGGAATACAATCCAAGATAGTGTCAATACAATAATTACTAATTACTTCACAGAAAACACAGGTAAGTTTGGTCAATCATTTAGACGTTCGAATCTATTAACTTTAGTAGATGACGTAAGTCCTGCTATCTTATCATCTCGTGCAACAGTTAAAATGCAGAGAAGATTCTCACCTACATTAACTAAGATTCAAGACCACACTCTGAGATTTGCAGCATCAATTGCTGAGTTCGATGACAAAAACTATATAGTTACTTCAAACGCATTTACTTATAAAAACAAAGTATGTATTGTTAGAAACAAACTAAATTCTAATAAGTTAGAAGTCTTTAACCAAAATGACCGTATTGTTATAGTAGACAACGTAGGTTCATTCTCTACTGATACTGTAAGTATAGTTGGACTACAGATAGATAACTTTAGTGGTGCAGAATCATTTATTAAAGTAACTGCGGTAGCAGCGAATCAAAGTGCAATCACACCGTTTAGAGAAGATATTATTGAACATGACAAATCTCAATCCTTTAGTCGTATTGTAGATGTGGATAGCGGAGTCACAAATTAATGGCAATAAACCATCCACATGGCAAGAACGATACTCTGATTGATTTGAATAGGAGGGATATTACCTTCCCTAAAAATCAAATCCAAGAGATTCTTCCTGAATTCTTTAAAGGTACGTATCCAAAACTCATAAGTCTTTTGGAGGAGTACTATCATTTTGAGACGGGGTCTGATTCTCCTTCTCGTTTGATTAGTGAGTTGTTCCTTAATCGTGATATTACTCAGAATGATATAGAACTTCTATCCTTTATTGAAGACGAACTTCTATTGGGTCAATCTTTCTTCGAAGGATTTGCGGACAAACGTGCTGCAGCAAAGTATTCAAACACATTATATCGTTCAAAAGGAACATTGTATTCAATACAACAATTCTTTAGGACGTTCTTTTCCATTGACCCAGACGTAATTTATACTAAGAAAAATGTATTTAAGGTCGGAGAAGAAGACTCTAAGATTGGTTTTAACTCTCAGAAGTTTATAACTGATAACAGATTATATCAAACTTTTGCATTACTTATCAAATCAGAGATTGCAGAAACACAATGGAAAGAACCGTATAAGTTGTTCGTCCATCCTGCTGGCATGTTTGTTGGTAGTGAGGTACAAATTGTATCTCAAGCAAAGGATGAGATAACTGCTCCTTTGGTTCTGGCCGAACCACCCCCACCAATTACTATTGAAAATACAGGGGCGTTTAATGTGTTACCAACACTAGATTTAACTGCAATTGTTGATGACCTATATAGTGATTCAGATGGTGTGTTAAGTAGAATTAATGCAGAACTTACTGATATCAGAGGGTTCAGACCAAATACTATACAGACTATTGAAAATCAGTATTCATCATTGAGAGAAGCACAAACTGCAACATCTCCAACATTTGATGATTCTGACGAATTTGAAACAAATGGTATGGATTTATCAAACCATTTCCATTGGGAAACAATAGACCAAGAGAAACATATTTTTTACAGTGCAGATAGTGACCAATACCTAAAAAGTTTTACATTGTAGTGTAAAATACTTATAAATAGATTAAATAGACGGATTATCAAATGGCGAAACAACTACTAAACAGAGGAATAACAGCAAACGATGGTACAGGTGATACCTTACGTACTGCTGCTCAAAAAATAAACGAGAACTTTGCAGAACTCTACACCTCTATTGGTGGAGATTCTGCTACTGCGAACGTAAAACTTGCAGCGAGTGGAGCAATCTTCGAAGGATTGGCATCAAATGCCCATCAAACTGTACTTTCTCCAGTTGAACCAACACAAGATAATACCGTCTATATTCCAGATGACAGTGGAACATTAATATTAGACTCTTGTGCTCAGACGTTGACCAACAAGACTATTCTTGTTCCGACACTAACAACACCTAAGATTAGAGATGCGAATGCGAGTCATACGTACAATGTACTAGTAGGTGACATTAGTGCGAACCGTAATATTTCACTACCCGCACTACAAAGTAATGATGAATTTGTGTTTGCAAATGCAACTCAAACATTACTTAATAAGACTATCGGTGGGTTGACAGTTAATAACCCCGTGTTTGGTGGTATTTCTGGTGGTTCAATTCTGTTCGATAGTGCAGATAATGAATATTTAAAGTTTGTAAAGACTGCAAGTGCGGTAAACTTTGTCACAATGACAAACAGTGCCACAGGCAATAGTCCATCAATAGATGTAGACGGTGGTGACACAAATATTAGTCTTGAACTTGCCGCAAAAGGTACTGGTGCAGTTGAAATCAAAAACAAACTTGTTCTAGAAAAAGGAACAGATGTTGCTTCTACTACTGCTATAGATATGAATGAACCATTAACAGTATTTAACTCTGGTTCACAAATCCTTCCAACTATCGGAGATGGAACAATTCAAGGGGAAGTAAAATACTTCAGTAACGTTGGTGCGGGTGAAGCAAGACTTACTGTAGGTGGTACTTCAAATATCTATGGTGTAGGTAATAATGGCCATATCTCTTTCGGACAAGGTGACGGATGTATACTAGTATGGAACTCAACTAAAAGCAAATGGTTTTTCGTGTCAAATAATGGCACAACAATAGGGTAATTGAAATGGCGATTATAACTCAAGATTTAAAGAAACAAGTATTAAAGGATATCAAAACAGATTTTGATGCCGCAGGAGAAAATTACTTTGCAGTAATAGGTCGTTCCGAAGATTGGAATGATTCTGACATAGCGCCAACTGCCATAAGTTCTGCAAGAGAAGAAAGAAACTTTCGTCTTGGAGTACAATCTGCAAAAAACATTATTGATTTATCCTTTGTTGTTCCCAGATACAACTGGTCTTCTGGTGCAATCTATTCCGCATACGATGATGCACAAGTAGGTTATCCTGCTCAGTCATACTATGTTATGAATGACAATAACCAAGTATACATGTGTATTCAACAATCTAAAAATGCGGCAGGACAATCACAGGTATCTAGTGTTCAACCGACTGGTAATACAACTGGTGTTGCATTTGATACCGCAGATGGTTACATTTGGAAATTCTTATATTCTATCAGTGCTTTAGACGCAAACAAATATATTTCTGCCAACTATTTACCAATTAAATTACAAGGTGCGACTGACTCAGATTCCCCTGCTGCTGATGTCGAACAACTTGCAGTACAGAATGCCGCTATCATAGGACAAGTTACAGGTTATGCAATTGACTCAGGTGGTTCAGGATATACGTCCACACCAACTGTCACCGTAATAGGTAATGGTACAAAAGCAAAAGCGAGTGCAACAATCTCTGGTGGACAAGTTGTAAGGGTAGAACTCATTGATAGTTCTGGTGCTTACACACTTGGTAGTGGATATGATTATGCAGATGTTACTGTAACTGGTGGTGGTGCTCCAACAAAGCCAGCGGGAATTAGAGCAATACTTTCACCTGTATTAGGACATGGAGGAGACCCAAGGGATGACCTTCGTTCTACCTCAATCATGTTTAACGCAAAACCATCTGGTACAGAAGGAAATGACTTTATCATTGGTAATGACTTCCGTCAAGTTGGTTTAATTAGAAATTTAAAAGACAGTTCTGGTTCAGTAGACTTTACTGCCTCTACAGGTATTGGTTTAAAGAAACTAGTATTAGGAAGTGTATCTCAAGGGTTTACCGCAGATAACACTATTGAAGGTTCGACTACTGGAATCCAAGGATTAATTGACAAAGTAGATTCTTCTAATATATGGTATCACCAAACCGAAGTAACTGGTTTTGGTAATTTTGGTTCAGGCGAAGCAATATCAGAAATAGATGGTAATGGTGCGGGAGTATTAAACGCATCTTTTCATCCATACGTAAACCCAGAAATTGACGTATTCTCTGGTGAAGTATTGTATATAGATAACCGTGCAGCGGTTACTCGTAGTGCAGACCAGACTGAAGATATTAAAATCGTAATCCAAATTTAAGGTAAAGACATGTCAAAGACATTTACATCTAACGTATTTCAATCAACCTATAAGGATGATTTTAGGGACAGTGATAATTATCATCGTGTCCTCTTTAACAGTGGTAGAGCGATTCAAGCACGTGAACTTACCCAGTTACAAACAATCATTCAAGAGGAAATCGGAAGATTTGGTCGTAATATTTTCCTAGATGGTTCTGCCGTAAATCCTGGCGGGCCTCATGTCAATAGTAATTACGAGTTTATTAAATTAGATACTTCAGTAAGAACTCTACCAGACGATACCTCTTCTTTACTAGGACTTGAGTTTACTCATAGTGCAACAAGTACTGCTGTAAGAATTCTAGAAGTTGTTCCTGCTACAGGTTCAGACCCAGCAACACTATATGTTCAATACACAAACACCTCTGGTGGTTCTGTGGGAACAAACCCTGTTCGTATGAATGCGGGTGTTGATATTTCAAGTGGTAGTTTTACCTTTACTGTACAATCAACAAATACTATTGCAAACCCTGCCGTAGGACAAGGTTGTCAAGTATCAAATGCAGCGGGTGATTTCTTTACTCGTGGACACTTTGTATTTGCAAAACCTCAATCACTTATTATATCAAAATATACAAGATATCCTACTAAAACTATTGGTTTTAGAGTAACAGAAGACATTGTTACTGTTGCAGATACTAACGAGTTATATGATAATCAGGGTGCAAATCCTAATCTATCCTCGCCTGGCGCTGACAGATATCGTATCAAACTTACTTTAGTAACAAAAGCTGACGTTGCCGCAGATGAAAACTTTGTTTATTACTGCGATATTGTTGAAGGTAATATAGTTGACCAAGTGACTGGTGCAGATACTTACAATGCACCTAATACACTTGTTGCACAAAGAACCTTTGATGAGTCTGGTGATTACATTGCAAAAGACTTCACTATAGATTTTAGTGACTCAGGAGACAATTTACTTGCATCTGTATCAGATGGTACTGCATACATAAACGGACATCGTGGTGCAACAGAAAAACCAACACCTCTTACTATCGCAAAACCAAGAACTGACGTAACTTTAACGAATGAAGTATCTGGTATTAGTTATGGTCAATTTGTCTTGTGTAGTGAAGTAAAGGGTGACATTGGTTCATTATTTAAGACAGTTAATCTATCAACATCTACTACTAACCCTGCTGCAAGTGTTACAGGTACAGCAAGAGTTCGTTTTGTAGAAAAGAGTGGTGCTCAATTTAAAGTCTATCTATTTGATATCAAGATGAATAGTGGACAGTCTTTCCGAAATATTAAAACACTTGGTACTACCACAGCTAATAGAGCAATCCCTGTTTTTGAATCTAGTAAAGCAGTGATTAAGGATGCGACTAAAGTAAACTTAGTATATCCTCTTCCTAATCCAAGACCAAGAGCGATTACAGACGTTGACTTTGAAGTTCAAAGAGTTTCTGCTACGATTTCTAATTCGTCAAGTTCATTCTCTATGCCCAACTTGACCGTGACTGGTGAAACGTATGTGAATACAAGTGATTGGATTGTTGTCAACGCATCTACTGGTGCGGTACAAACTGGTGCAACCTTTGGTTCTTCTGGTACTACCGCTATGACTGTTAGTAACGTAGCATCTGCCAATGCTATCGTGTATCATAAAGTTAATAAATCACAACCAGTAGTTAGACCAAAGACACTAACCGATGCAACAAAAACTGCAACACTATCAACCGATTCTTTAACTGGTGCAAAATATCTAGATTTAAGTAAAACTGATATCTATAGTGTACAATCAATTAGACTAACTAATTCTGGTGGTACAGATATCTCTCATCAATTTACTGTTGATGATGGTCAACGAGCAGGATTCTATGGTAATGGTCGATTGGTATTGAATGGTGGAGAGACTCAAAACGGAACAGTTTATTGTGCATTTAAACATTTTGTTCATGGTAATGGAGATTACTTCTCAGTTAACTCTTACGAAGGTAAGGTTGATTATGACAAGATACCCGCATTCAAAGTCGGGCCTAGAACATCCGTAAACTTACGTGACGTAGTTGATTTCCGTTCTGCGGTAAACTCTAGTAATGTATTTACTGCTTCAACACAAAACGAAATCCCTGCTAATGGTGATATCTTCCAAGGTGACGTAACATATTATGTTCCTCGTTCAGATAAAATCGTAGTTACAGAACAAGGTGAAGTTAAAAATATTCTCGGTGAAGCAGGATTCTCTTCACAGATTCCCGAAACTCCATCAAATACTCTAGGTCTATTTGAACTAGAACATAACGCATATGGTCTAAATGACTCTGACGTAGTTGTGACTCCTCTCAAAGCGAAAGGATTTACAATGAAAGACATCTCTGAACTTGAGAATAGAATTGACAAGTTAGAAGAAGCAACAACTCTAAGTATGTTAGAACTTGATACCTCTTCACTTTTAGTTCTTGATTCTGCTGGAAACTCCAGAATGAAATCAGGTTTCTTCGTAGATAACTTTGTAAACAGAGCATTCTCAGACGCAGAAAACTCAGAGTATCGTGCTGCTATTGAACCAACTAAAGGTTTACTTTCTTGTGCAGTGTTTGAAGATAACGTTGGACTTGTATATGACAGTGCCGCATCATCGAACACTATTCTTAAAGGTGATACGATATTCCTTAATTATACACATGTTGAATCAATAAGTCAACCCGTAGTTTCTGGAACAGAGAACGTTAACCCATTCGCAGTTATTACTGGGGAAGGAAACCTTACTCTATCTCCCGCTTCGGATGAGTGGTTTCAAACATCATACAAACCCGCAAACGTAATTAACAAGACTGCGGAAGAACAACTAGGTGACCTAAACGAAGGTAACCTTGCAGTAGGTACTGCACAGAAACGTGGATTCGCTGGCGGTGGTGGTTCATGGCAGTGGTCTGGAGCGCCTTTCATTCCATTATTAGGATTCGGTGAATTCGGTATTGGTGGTGGCGGTGGTGGTATCGGTAACCTCTTTGGAGGATGGAGAGGAGCGGGTCAGTGGAACTGGTCTGGTCTAAACACCCAAAGAAGTTCAAACGGTATAAACCAAACTGGTGTGTCTTCATCTAATGAAGGTGGATTTACTGGTAGAACAACAAGTTTCAGTCAACAAGTAGTTGTTGGTAATAGAACAGTTCGTAAGGTTGTTGGTGATAAAACTGTATCATTAACATTCCTTCCATTCATTCGTTCTCGTGAGGTATCTTTCCGTGCAGAAGGTCTAAGACCTAACACTAGATACTTCCCATTCTTTGATGGTAAAGATGTTGCAACTTTCTGTAAAGAAAAAGCATTCCAAAGACATGCAAGTGGAACTTTCCTAAGTGGTAAAGAAAATAGATTAGCTACTACTCACCCAGAGGGTTCTCAGAATTTAATATCTAACTCAAATGGTGAAATTGACGGTTCATTCTTTATTCCATCAAACGAAACAACTCGTTTCCGTGCGGGAACAAGAGAGTTTAAATTACTTGATATTAGTAAGAATGATGATGCCGCTTCTTTATCACACGCATCAAATAACTATGTTGCTCAAGGTACATTAGACACCAGACAGAAGACTGTTACATCTACTCGTATTACTCAAGTAAGAACACGTAGATGGACAGAGACTACACGTGTCCGTAATCGTGACCCCCTTGCACAATCATTCACAGTGACTAAACCCTCTGGAATGTTTGTTACTAAGGTACAGACTTATTTTAAAACCAAGGATGCGAATATTCCTGTTGAATTACAGATTCGTCCTATGGTAAATGGTGCTCCATCTTCTACAGAGATTATTGGTAACGCATCTAAGTTCTTGAACCCAAGTGCGGTAAACCTTCCTTCTTCTCAAACACAAGCTGCGGTCTTAAATGCACCCACTACATTTGAGTTTGATGAACCAATCTTCTTGAATCCAGAACAGGATTATTGTATTGTTCTTCTTGCAGAATCAATTGATTATAACGCTTATGTCGCAGAGACTTATGCGTTTGAACTTGGTTCTACAGAAAAACGTATTTCACGTCAACCATCTATGGGGTCATTATTTAAGTCTCAGAATGGTAAGACATGGGAGCCAGACCAAACAAAAGACCTTGCATTTAAAATCTTCACTGCGGACTTTGATACTGCGGGTGGTTATGCAGTGTTTGAAAACGCTCCTCTCGAAAAAGAAGCTGTTTCAAGTAATCCATTCTTTACAACAACATCCGATGCGACAGTCACTATGTTATTCCCGAACCACGGGTATGATGTAAGTGATACTATCACAATTTCAGGTGCAGTTGGTGGTAATGGATTATCTGCGGGTAATATAAACGGTAACAGAACTGTTACTCACGCAGATGGATTCGGTATCAAATTTGAAGCGGGTAGTACTGCAAATGCGGGTGGTAGAATTGGTGGAAGTGCAGTTAAGGCGGATAGACAAGTTCTGTTCGATACTGTTGTTCCCGAATTTACAACACTACAACCCGATGATACAAATATAACATATAATGTTAAGTTTACTACTGGTAAATCATTTGCCTCTGTCGGACAAACAAGATATCAAAAAGATGGTGCGTACTCTTCTGAGATTCGTATTGGAGACGAAAACTATTTCCCAACTCCAAGACTTATTGCTAAGAGTGCAAACGAGACTGCTGAAATTACAGGTGGTGCTAAGTCCACAACCTTTAAAGTTAATATGTCAACAGTCCGTAGCGATGTTTCTCCATTGGTTGATGCACAAAGAGTATCACTTAAAACTTCAAACAATATTATTGATAATCAAGCGGCATCTGCTGCTGCGGGATTCAATGTTCCGTTAAGTTATGTTGCAGAAACCGCTTCGTTTGGTGGTTCTTCTCTTGCAAAACACATGACCACAGTTGGTCAACTCGAAGAACCCGCAGTTGGTTTAAAACTAATAATTTCTTGTTTAAGACCAGTTGGTTCTGCCTTTGATTTATATTGGAGAGTTGCACAAGACGGTGAAAATATCTTTGATTTAGATTGGACACTAGAAACACCAGAACAAACGATTGCTGCTGATGAAAGAAACTTCCGTGATTATCGTTTCCTAATTGGTGGAGATGGTGGAGATGTAGATGCATTCTCGCAATATCAATTTAAGATTGTAATGCGTACCAATAACTCTGCAAAAGTTCCTTTCTTTAAGGACTTACGTGCAATTGCAATGGCAACATAATGAATAAATTGATACCCGTAGAAGGAAACTCAAATTTGGCAAGATGTCCAAATACGGGTACAATTATTAATATAAATAAAGATGAGATAAGTAAAGCTCGTTTATTAAAAGCGAGAAGAAGAGACCAAGAAAAAGAGTTTTTAGAATTAAAACATGAAGTCGGTGAAGTAAAAGAACTCCTTAACAAACTAATAGAGAAACTGTAATGGCTACAACAAAACCGACAATTACAACGATTAATGATACGTTCACTACGTTGGTTACTAATACCAACACAGTCTCATTAGACTTAGGTGCAACTGGTCGATTAAATACGAATCAAGATTCTAGTGCCGTTGCAGCTATTAACGAACTGGAACTAGGTATTCGTGGTGCTTCCAATAACCTAGTTGCTACAGACCTTGCAGACTTTACTGCCAATAACATCGTATCTGCACTACATGAACTTGATAGTGATTTACATGGTGTTGGTGGTGGTAACGCTAAGGCAGACCTAACAACAAACGCAAAAGCAGTTGTTGATGGTATTAATGAACTAGAAGTTGCTATTCGTGGAACTGATAACGGACTGGTTTCAGCTATCCTATCAACCACTGCGACTAACTTAGTTACTGGTATCGCTGAACTTGACTCCGATATCGGTGCAAGACCTCATACTACTCTGACCACTGATGCGAAAACTCTTACAGGTGCGGTCAACGAGTTAGATAGTGATTTGGGTGCAAGGGAATCTCTGGGAACAATAAATAAAACATCTGTTGTTAATGCAGTCAATGAACTAGAAACTGCAATCCGTGGTACTACAGCAAATTACACTATTAGTACTAGTAGTAATGATTTAGTAGGTGCGGTAAACGAACTTGATGCATTGCAAGGTAATGTTGTAATGGGAACAAGTGCATCTACCGTTACAGGTGCAATTGCAGAACACGATGCAGAACTTGGTGACTCTGCAATGGGAACGGCCAAAACTACTATAACAGGTGCGATTGCAGAACTAGAAGTAGAGATTGATACACTTAACACAAAGGTTGAACCCACTCAATCATTAACAACTACTGCAACTACATTATCAGATGCAGTAAATGAACTTGATGCACTACAAGGCGATAGTGCCTTGGGAACGGTCAAAACTACTATAACAGGTGCAATCCACGAACTTCATGGCGAAGTTGATGGTATTCATACTGAAATTGGTAGTAGTAATATTAATAGTATTGCCTCAAGTAATAATCATATTACTGGTGCCTTGGTTCAATTACATACAGAACTAGGAAGTGCCGCATTAGATACTAGTGCAAATACTCATACTGGTGCAATCAATGAACTGCACACCACACTTGGTCAAGCATTAACAGATAGCGGTGCCAATGGTAATCTTGTTCGACAAGGTAACGTTACCTTTAATAATGTAGGACTTGGACTACATGTACTTGACAGTGCTATAGGTAATTTAGTTGGTTTAAATGCTACAGATGTTCCTGCTGCGGGTCATAATAACTTAGTATCCGCTATCAACGAAGTTGCTGCAAGAGTAACTGGACTTGATGCTTCTGGTGCTGAGGTTGATTCTAGAATCGGTTCATTATCAAATCTACACGCTGCTTTCACAGGAACAGAAGATGACAGTATAGTGAATGCTATAAATGCACTGAGAGGCGATATCCCATTAATATTTAATGAGAATGGCGTACAACTTAATTAATCGGAGAGAACATGACTGTTCCATTAAAGCTAAAAGACAGTGATGGTGCTGAATTAGCTGAGTTCTCTTCATCCGAAGAGAATTATTTAGCATTCCTAACTGGTCAACACATGGCGGGTTTTGGTGCGGGTACGCCTGGCACATTAACAACTACTGAATCTGGTGTTACCACTAATATTGGGTCAATAACAGATACTAAGTACGACCAATCGGTTGGTCACTCTACTGGGAGTGGACTTCAAACTATTACAACAACTACATCTTCTCTGCTTCAAGCAGCGGGAAGTATTGATAATGCAACAACAAGAGCTTATACTAATTTTCGTCTTCCTATAATGCAGAGAGACAGTGATGGTCAAAGACTTATTCGTGAAATGAATGACTCAGATATGGACTCTTTAGTCACTAGAATACGTAATCGTATTTTTGTATCTGACTATCCTAGCACATTCCGTCTTGGTTCTAGTACTCCTTCGGGTACTTACAGCACTTATCTTAGTGGTATTGCAAGTGACACTAGAACAGATGGTACAGATATATCGTTTAACATTTACAGAAAAACAAATGATAATGCACCAACTAAGGTATTACCGTTTTCTATAAAACGTGCTGCTGGGTCTACAGGAACATATCAAGGTTTTCAGTTGATGACCGACCAACAAGTCAGAGAAACTTTTGCTGATTATGTTAGAAATAAGATTGCGGCAGGTATAAGTTCGAATGAGGTTGGAACATATAAACTATACCCTTCTGGTACAACACCAACGGGTCAAGGTTTATCTGGAACATGGGCTGCAAAGGGAACTGCGACAGATACTAGACAGGTTGTCGCTGACCAAAACTATACCAGAAGTCGTCAATCAACATATATAAAATTAAGAAATTCAAATTATAGTCTTGCATATCAGAGAGTTAGGTCTTCGACCTACATAGGCACCAGTGAGTCTGGCCCTCGAACAAGTACTTATACGACCACAGCAATCCATGTTAGAACTGAAACCTATGCGGCATCTGGTTTCCTTGGTAATTTTACTGGTGATTTCACTGGCAGTACAGAAAGAACATACTCAAAACTAAGACAAACTCAAGCAGATTACACTGGTAATTTCACGGGTGAGTTTAGTGCAGTTTACCAAAGATTGAGTACATTCTTAGGTGATTATGGTAATAAGACCGTTAATAGTATTGTTGTGTCGGATTTCACTGGTAATTCAACAACAGACTTTATTGGTGTGTATTCTAGAAGTCAAGCTTTTTTAGGTAATTTCACTGGTACATACAATCGTACTAGTACAAGAGACAGCGAAGAAATTAATGCTGCGAATTATTCCAGAGACTTTGAGGGTAACTTCTCTAGAGATTTCGAGAGAACAAGAGACTCAAACTACCAAAGAACTTCTTATACTAACTACCAAAGAACTTCTTATCAAGATTATACAAGAGACTCCAATAGAACTTCTTATCAAGATTTTACAGGTGACTTTCAGGGTAATTATTCTAGAAACTTTGCTAGAAATTACGATAGACTACGGGTAGTCACCACTGGTTACCAGACCGATTTCCAAAGAGGCACCGCAAAGCAGGGCACCTTGGAGAACTTTACAGGTAATTTTGTAGGTACAAGTTATTATACTAGACAAAGACAAAACTATGCATATGGTTGGTCTGGTTATTATTATCAAAAGAACGGTTCGAGCACAGATGATTATTGGCGAGTATCATATCAGGGTACTACTGTTAATCTCAATGGTGGGGCTTTCTTTGTATTTTTCTCTGCTGGCAGTAACAACGATGCAAATAAACAGTGGGGGCCAACGCCTGGCACACCTGATTCAGAAAATATTAGTCAACACTTTCCTCAATCAGACTATGACTTAATAACAAGTTATAATCTTACTACAGCTATTCCGTCTTACCATGACTTTATTAGTAATGGTTGGGATGGGTTTGAATCCCGAATAGCTAATGTAACGGGTGTAATAATCGGTAACTATGAATATGAAAGAGGTTCGTTTGTTTACAACGAAACTTCAACTGGTGGTCAAAACACATATTATTACAGATTAAGACGTAGATTTGCTACATACTATACTGGTAACTATGCAGCACAATATTTAGGTGGATATGCAAGAAACTATTCACGTGGATTTACACGTAATAGTACTGCCAACTCTCAAGCTTCCTATGCAGGAGACTATACAGGAGATTTTGCGGGTGATTTCTTAGGAGATTACAGTAGAAGTTTTGAGGGAGATTATCAAAGAAGTTTTGAAGGAAATTTCTCAAGAAACTATATGTCTACCAGAAGTTCAAACTATAGTGGTGGTGACGCATATGTTAGAGAATATGTTGGTAATTTCATAGGTAATTTCTCAAGAACCTTTAGTATCCCCTATGAGGGCAATTATCAAAGGAACTTTGTTGGAAACTACACGGGCGATTATCAAAGAAACTTCCTCGGTAATTTCCTTAGAAACTTCCTTGGTAATTATGCGGGTGCCACAATTACGTCAAATCCAGAAAATATCGAGACTTATACTCTCTACGTAAGAACAGCATAAATAGGTTGATATGGGAACTACAACACTAAAACTTGAAGGTACGAATGGTGACCTCAAGGAGATAACCACCGTAGAGGAAAACTACCTTGCATATCAAGCAGGGTTGCATTTGTCTGCGTTGGATTCGAGTGCAGTAGGAACACTTACCGCATCCTCAACCAATAATACTTTAATTGGAACATATACCGACACCACATTTAATGATGCTGTCGGAACACACGGATTTTCTGGTGGTAATGTTCCTGTTGTACAAACAACAACTTCTTTATATCAAAGGGAAGGAGTTGCCGATTTCGCAGGCGATTCCGATGCATTCCGATATCCTATTGAATATAATAATAATAGTGGAACTGATGAGATTCATGAACTTGATTCCTCAGAAGTAGACACACTTACAGACCGTTTGGTAAGTCGTATTGCGACATCCGAATATCCTGGCACTTATCGTCTTGGGTCTTCTTCACCAAATGGAACATACTCTACTTATAAAGCAGGGGTATTTTCTGATAGATTACAAACAGGCGCTTCAGGAACAGTTTATAACCTTTATGTGAAGTCTTCTATGTCTTCACCTACTGCAATCAGACCCGTTACAATTAAAAGAGCGAGCGGGATGACTGGTTCTTTCCAAGGTCTGAAAGAAATGACCGATGCGGAAATTAAATATTCTTTCGGTTCAAGAGTTCAATCCAGAATAACAAATGGTTCGAATGGAGTTGGAACATACCAATTAAGAAGTAATGTTCAAGGTGCTCCAACAGATACAGGAACTTGGTCAACTCGTGGTACTGCAACTGATACTCGTTTTAATCTAGTAAACACTGATTATAGTGCAAACTATCAAAGGGTTAGTACAACAGATTCTACTAGAAACCGTACCGCAGATTTCTCTAGAAGTGTTGATTATACTGGTAACTATCAACGAAACTTTACAGGTAACTTTCTGGGTGAATATACTGGAGACTTCACAGGTAACTTTGTTGGTGACTTTGTAGGTAATTATTCTAGAAGTTTTATCGGAGATTACGTAGGTAATTACTCCAGAAACTTTGAAGGTAACTATACTGGTAATTATTCTAGAAACTTCCTTGGAAACTACATAGGTAACTATGCACGTGCATATTCTGCTGTCTATTCAAGAACAAGAGTAACAACATACACTGGTGATTTCACTGGTAACTATGTCGGAAACTATTCAAGAAACTATAGTGCTGCATATACCAGAAACAGTACTGCGGAATTTGTAGGTGATTTTACTGGTAATTATACAGGTAACTATACAAGAAACTATAGTGCAAATTATCAGAGAACTCGTGTTACTAACTTCCTTGGAGATTTTACTGGTGATTATACTGGTAACTATGCTCGTAACTATGAAGCGGATTATACAAGAAATAGAGTCACGACATTTACAGGTAACTTCTTAGGTGATTACACAGGTAACTACGCTAGAAACTTCGAAGCAGACTACCAAAGAACTCGTATCACTAACTCAGCGGGAACATATACAGGTAATTTCTTAGGAGATTACACTGGTAACTATGCCAGAAACTTTAGTGCAAACTATCAGAGAACCCGTTCAACTGATTACACACAGGTCTTTACAGGTAACTACGAAGGTAATTATACTGGTAACTATGCTCGTAATTATCTTGGTAACTACGCAAGAGCATACACCCGAACACGTATTACTGATTACGTAGGAGATTTTGCGGGCGACTATGCAGGGAATTTCTTAGGTGACTATACAGGTAACTATGCACGTAATTATCTTGGTAACTATGTTGGTGATTATGCAGGAGACTTTGCAGGAAACTTCTTAGGTGACTACACAGGTAACTATGCACGTGCTTATAGTGCAAACTACCAAAGAACCCGTGCAACTAACTACCAAAGAACTCGTGCAACCAACTACGCAAGAGCATTTAGTGCAAACTACCAGAGAACCCGTGCTACTAACTACCAGAGAACCCGTGCAACTAACTATGCTAGAAACTTCTTAGGTAACTACGCTAGAAACTATCTTGGTAACTATGTAGGAAACTATACAGGTAACTTTGCGGGTAACTATACTGGTAACTTTGTAGGTAACTATGCAAGGACTCGTGCTACTGCATACGCAAGAACACGTGCTACTAACTATGCGGGTGGTGGTAAAAGTGGTGACGCTTATAACTACACTGGTAACTTTGTAGGTAACTACACTGGTAACTTTGTAGGTAACTACGCAAGAACAAGAGCAACTGCATATAGTAGAACAAGAGCAACTGCATATGCGAGAACTCGTGCGACCAACTACGCAAGAGCGTTTACTGCAAACTATGCTAGAAACTATCTTGGTAACTATCTTGGAGACTATGTTGGTAACTTCTTAGGAGATTACACTGGTAACTATGCTCGTAATTATCTTGGTAACTATCTTGGAGACTATGTTGGTAACTTCTTAGGTGACTATACAGGTAACTATGCTAGAAACTTTAGTGCAAACTACCAGAGAACATCTACTAGAGATTCTAATAGAACTCGTATTACCGACTATAGTCAGAATTATGCAAGAAACTTTAGTGCAAACTATCAACGAACATCTACTAGAGATTCTAATAGAACTCGTATTACTACATACACGGGTGACTTTGTAGGTAATTACGCAAGAAACTTTACTGCAAACTACGCTAGAAACTTTAGTGCCGCCTATGCCCGAACCCGTGTAACTGATTCCACAGGTAACTTTGTTGGTGATTTCTTAGGAGATTATACAGGAAACTATGCACGTAATTATAGTGCGAACTATCAAAGAACCCGTGCTACTGATTATGTTGGTGATTATGTTGGTGACTTTGCGGGTAACTATGTAGGAAACTATGCTCGTAATTACCAAGCAGATTATCAGAGAACCCGTGCAACTGATTATGCAGGAGATTTTGCGGGTAACTACACTGGTAACTATGCTAGAAACTTCTCTGCCGCATACACTAGAAATAGTACAAATACCTTTGTGGGAGACTTCTTGGGTGACTATACTGGTAACTATGCTAGAGAATTTACTGCGAATTATTTAAGAAATAGTGTTGCAACATTCTTAGGTGACTTTGCGGGTGATTACACTGGTAACTATGCAAGAGCATTTAGTGCAGACTACACAAGAAATAGTGTTGCTGATTTTGCGGGTAACTTTGTCGGTGAATACACTGGTAACTACAGTAGAAGTTTTACTGCGGATTACCAAAGAACAAGGGTGTCTACATATAGTGCTGCATATAGTAGAACAAGAACTTCTCTATATAGTGCAAACTATCAGAGAACAAGAAGTTCTGCATACACAAGGAATTCCACAGTTGACTCCACAAGGAACTCTACTGCGGTATTCACAAGGACTTGCGTTGTAGTACGTTCAAGTGCATATAGTAGAACAAGAACAAGTGTTACTACCTTCACAGGTGATTACACTGGTAACTTTGTTGCAGAGTTTACAGGAGATTATGTTGGTAATTATGTAGGAACAACAATTGATTCGGGTAGTTCCGTAATTAAAACGTATACCCTATACCAGAGAACAGCATAATAAAATTGATATATATAAACGTGAGTGTTAGGAGATAAAACATGGCAAGAGTATGGTTAGAAAACGCATTTTGGGAAACCCCTAAAAAACAAATATTGAATGCGATTAGTGAAGAAACGGTTGACAATAAGGAAATACGTCAAGTTCATAAAATGAACAGACATAATCCAAATGGTACTGAGAATGCATTATTCTTAGAAGCGGTTGAATCCCTTACCGAAGAAAAGATAGACGAATCTAGTAAGAAACGTCTAGAAAAGAAACAAGCGGAAGCGGAACTTGAGAAACAAAAACAACTTGAGCATGAACGTGCTAGGAAGTTAGAAAAGTTATTCGAGTATAAACTAGAAACTTTTGAAATTCCTGAAATTAAGAATTCCAAAAATCGACTATTAAAATCAAAGTTAAGACGCTCTAGGTCTATCCCAGAAGTTAACTTATATGCTATGATGATTGTGAAGGAATCTATAGATAATGAACTTGAAGAAATCCAACCAAAGTAAAGGTTTTGTAGTTGTAGCATCGAAGAATCAAAACTTCTACACATATGCGGTCAACTTAATCGAAGCTATTAAAGACTATTATCCAGAAGCACTTATTACTCTGGTGACGGAGGAGCGTTTCCTTGATAGTCGAGCAGACGAAGCAGACCAAATAATATTTTGTACAGACCATTACCGTGCAAAACTATGGGGTATGGCACAAACTCCTTATGATATTACCATGTATGTTGATGCAGACATGGATTGTGAACATGAAGATATTATTACTATTTGGGATGAGATGAAAGACTATGATATGGTCTTCCATGAACTTACCAAAGAACGTGAAAAATTCTATGCAATTCGTGAATTCAAATACGAAGGTAAAACAGAGAAGTTTTCTCTATGTGGTGGAGTCTGTCTCTACAGAAGTGAAAATCCTCTTGTTCGTGAATTTATGGAAGATTGGTTTGAGATATATAATTCTCAACATACCAATCAGTGGCAACCAAAAGGGTTTGACCACGACCAATTTCAAAAGGATTTAAAACACTTTGACCAAACAACTCTCTGGTACATGACAGAGAAAATGGACAAATATAAAGATTTAAAAATAGGAATCTTTTCAGATGATATTAGGTGGAACTACTTTACCCAGTATGCATATGAAGGATTAAAATCAATAGAAGGGAAACCACCTATATTAAGACATTACTCAGGTTCACTGAAGAAGGATAGACTTATAGTATGATAGATGTTCCGATTAAAAATAAAGATGTATTATCTGTATTAGACAGATGGTTATGGTATTACGACAATAGGGAAGACCTTAAAAAAGTTGTGCGACTTCACGGTAAATCAACGGAAAGAGACTTCTATGTTGGGGAAAAACATCGTGATGAAATCATTGCTATGGACACAAACCATGAAGGATTTCCCGATTCGGTTCATGGATACTCTTTAAAATCGGATAGAATAGAATTTGTTAAAGGGAATAATCCAGAGAATGCAAATTATATCGCTAAGTTTAGTGAATTGAACACAGAACTTTGTCACATTCTATCATCTAAAAACAATGCATTAGCACAACTGTATCCACCAGATGGACACATTTCGTGGCATAATAATGCAAATGCATCTGCATATAACATCATTTTCTCTTGGTCAGAAACAGGAGATGGGTGTTTTAAGTATGTTGATGGTCACACTGGTAATGAAGTTGTCATGCAAGATGTCAAAGGATGGCAGTGTAAAGCAGGATACTTCGGTGCATATCAAGAACCTTGGTATAAAAGGGTCTACCATGCAGCCGAAACTGACTGTTGGAGAATGACCGTATCTTATATTTTCAATCGTAGTGACATGTCCCATGGACTACAAGATGAAATAATAGAAGAAATAATGTCTGATTTTTGATGTAGTTGGGTTTCGTTTCCTTATAAATAAAGACAAGAAGAAAGTTTATTGTTTTTATATGGGTACTCAAGATGTTGACACCAAACTACGAAGATATTACAATCATACAGGGTGCAGATGTAGCGATAGAAATACATCTCATCAATGACAGCGACAGTGCGTATGACCTTACTAATAGGGCTGTAACGTCTAAAATGAAAAGAAATTACACTGACTCTGCGGGTGACCCAGATACGGTGTCGTTTAATGCAGCTATCATTTCCCCCGCAACTCAGGGGATTGTGAATCTCTCACTAACTAATATCCAAACCGATGCATTGAAGACTCGTGGACGCTATGTCTACGATGTAGAAATATCTTATGTCGATAGTGATTCCAATACAATAATTCAAAGAGTCCTCGAAGGTCAAGCAGAAGTAAGTCCTTCGGTCACTAAATAAGGGAAAAATTAATGACTGATAAGATATACATCAAAAAGATTGTTGTCGGGACTCCAATTAAGCGAGTAACATCTGGTGCCTTTAATATTGAGAATTTGTCAGGGGTAGATGTATCTGCGACAGAATCCGATGGTTCAATACTTGCATACAAATCTAGTACAAGTAAATTCGTCACAACAAATTTAAAAGGTTCGGGTAATATATCCGCCAACTACGATAGTAGTAATAATCAATATGTTTTTGGATTTGACCAGACTGCCTTTGTTGGTAATCTGATTCCATCTACAAATGAGACTCAAGACCTTGGTAGTACCACTAATAAGTGGAGAGATTTGTTTCTAAGTGGAAACACTATTCAACTCGGAAGTGTATTACTAAGAGACAGTGGTGGCTCTTTTGTTGTTGTTGACAGTTCTGGTAATAAAGAAACTCTTGGTGTTTCTCTTTCTTCAAACAATACTGCGGTATTCTCTTTTGACAGTGGTCAGGGTCAATTTACATTTAACGATTCTGACCTTGCAAGAACAAACATCAATGAGACATTCCATAGTGGTATAACTGTACTTAATGGTGCAACTATTGATAGTGCAACCATTACTAATCTTGCAAACACAAATTTAACAGGAAGTCAAGCGACTTTCGATAGTGCAAATATTGGTTCTCTACGAGTAACTGGTAATACCGTCCTAGATGGTAATTTAACCATTACTGGTACAGAGACAATATTAAACACCGAAACAATTCAACTTGCAGACAACACAATTGTTCTTAACTCAAACGCAACTGGTACACCTAGTGAAGATGCGGGTATTGAGATTGAACGTGGTTCTTCTGCAAACAAATCATTCTTATGGGATGAGGGTAGTGAGTATTGGACACTAGGTTCAGAGACTCTTCAAACTACAGGTAAGATTTTATACAGTAATGTATATAGTTCAGAAGGTGACCTACCTAGTGCATCAACCTATCATGGTATGTTCGCACACGTACATGGAACAGGTAAAGGTTACTTTGCACATGCGGGTGCATGGCACAAACTATTAGACGAAACATCGTCAACCACCGCAAGTTTAACCGAAGGGTCTAACTTATATTATACAACCACTCGTGCGGATTCAGACTTTGATATCCGACTTGCTACCAAAACAACAAGTAACGTAGCAGAAGGCACAAACCTCTATTATACCTCTGCTCGTGCAGATAGCGATGCTAAAAATTCAGTATCCGCAACTGACGCTGGCGGAGATGGTTCACTTTCATACAATAGTTCAACTGGTGTAATAACTTATACAGGGCCAAATGCATCTGAAGTAAGGGCACATTTAACAGCAAACAAAGGTTTGTCTGTATCCAACGGTGAGTTCAATATAGACTCCGCTAACGTTAGAGGCATGTTCTCTGCGGGTGGTGACCTATCTTATAATAGTGGAACAGGTCAGTTCTCATTTGACGTAGAACAAGTCTATACCAAAACAAACTTTGATTCCGATTTAGGTGCTGCATTAGATGGTGGAGCGGGTATTACATATGACTCCGCACAAGACACTATCTCTATTACAGCAACTGGAGTAACTGCGGGAACATACGGTAACGCATCTCAGATTCCAGTATTTTCAGTTAATGCACAAGGTCAATTAGACAGTGCGGGTACAGTTGCAGTTGCGGGTGTATCAACATTAGCATTTGATTCCTCTGGTGGTAACCTCACTATTGGAACTGCTGATGGGAACACATTTCTTACTACTATCACACTTGACCCATTCACTACTGCGGACTTAACAGAAGGTGCAAACAAATATTATACTACTGCTCGTTCTGATTCTGACTTTGACGTTAGACTCGGCACGAAATCGACTTCAAATCTCAGTGAGGGGAGTAACTTATATTACACCACTGCAAGATGGGACGCACGTCTTGCTGAAAAAGACTTAGATGATATTGCAGAAGGTTCAACGAATCTATTTTATACCTCTGCTCGTGCAGATAGCGATGCTAAAAATTCAGTATCAGTAACAGATGCAGGAGGAGACGGTTCATTATCCTACAACTCAACAAACGGTGTCTTCACATACACAGGGCCAAGTTCAAGTGACGTTCGAGCACACTTTAGTGCTGCGGGTGATTTAACTTATGACTCTTCTACTGGTAGATTCTCTATTGATGTGGAGAATGTTTATACAAAGTCTAACTTTGATTCAGACCTTGGTGATGCGTTGGTTGGTGGAACAGGAATCACATATGATTCTTCGTCCGATACAATCAATCTTACAAACACTGGTGTCACTGCTGCAACATACGGTTCTGCAACTTCAGTTCCTCAGTTCTCAGTAAATGCACAAGGTCAGATTGACTCTGCACGTAATGTAACTATTGCGGGTGTTACTGGTGTAGATTTTGATAGTTCAAACGCAACTATTACAATACAAACAACTGGTGGGAACTTTACGGATGTCATATCACTCGACCCATTCACTACGGCAAACTTATCAGAAAATACTAACCTCTACTATACAGACGCAAGAGCAAGAGCGTCCAACTCTGTCACAGATGCGGGTGGAGATGGTTCACTGGCATATAACAGTACTACAGGTGTTATCACTTATACTGGGCCTAGTGCTGCTGAAGTAAGAGCACACTTAACTGCAAACAAAGGACTCTCCGTTTCTAATGGTGAGTTTAACATAGATTCCTCAAATGTCAAGGGAATGTTTAGTGCGAGTGGTGACCTATCATATTCGAATGGTCAGTTCTCTTTCACAGAAAGAACCGATGCAGAAGTAAGGGGATTAGTATCCGCAACTGACGCTGGCGGAGATGGTTCTTTCTCTTACAATGCAAGTACTGGTGCATTCACTTACACTGGCCCAAGTGCTACTGAAGTAAGAGCACACTTAACCGCAAATAAAGGTTTGAGTGTATCTTCTGGTGAGTTTAACATAGACTCTGATAATGTCAAGGGAATGTTCTCTGCCACAGACGCTGGCGGAGACGGAAGTTTCTCTTACAGTAATGGTGTCTATACCTACACAGGGCCAAATGCGACAGAAGTAAGGGCACATCTTACTGCAAACAAAGGTTTATCTGTAACCAATGGTGAATTCAATATTGACTCTGCGAATGTCAAAGCGATGTTCTCAGGTGGTACTGGTGTAACATACAGTAATGGTGCAATCAGTATCGGTCAGGCAGTTGCAACCTCGGATGACGTAACATTCAACGACTTGGTAGTCTCAGGAAATCTGAGTATCTTAGGTTCACAGACTGACGTTGCAACCACGAACTTGACAGTAACAGATAAGAATATTACTATTGCTGATAGTTCAACAACAAGTGCATTAACAAACGGTGCGGGATTAACATTCGGTGCATGGTCTTCAGGTACTATTCCGACATTCACTTGGAGTCATGGTGACCAAAGATTGGTCTCAAACTATGCTATCGGTGCAAACCTAGTCGGTAATGTCACGGGTAATGTCACGGGTACGACATCTGATATATCCAATCATACAACCGCAGACTTAACTGAAAACACTAATCTTTATCATACCACTGCACGTGCAAGAGGTGCCATATCGGTAACCGATGCGGGTGGGGATGGAAGTGCATCATACAATAGTTCAACAGGTGTCATTACCTATACAGGGCCGAGTGCATCTGAGGTAAGAGCACATCTGACTGCGAACAAAGGTCTAAGTGTATCATCTGGTGAATTCAATATTG